CGGCGGCCGGCGACAGTGCGGCCGCGCGGCAGATCGCTGAGGCGCTCCAGGACCTGGTGGACGAGATCCGTGTGACGCGGGCCAAGAGCGAGCCCAAGCGCATCGCGGCCGAGAAAAATGGGGGGGGCAGCGAGGAGTAGCTGCCTCCGCGTGAAGTGCGTGCGATTGTATCGGGGAGGCAAGCATGAGTAGCACGGCTATCGAGTGGACCGACAAGGTCTGGAATCCCACCGTTGGCTGCACGCGCGTCAGCGAGGGCTGCCGCAATTGCTACGCCTTCGCGCTGCACGATATGCGGCACGCGGCGCACCGGGAGGGCAAGAAGGTTCCGGAGCAGTACGCCAAGCCGTTCAAGGAATTGCAACTGATGCCCGACCGGCTCGATGCGCCACTGCACTGGCGGCAGCCGTGCCGCGTGTTCGTCAACTCGATGAGCGACCTATTCCATGAGGACGTGCCGGATTCTTTCATTGACGGTGTGTTCGCGGCGATGGGCGCCTGTGAAGATGCTCAGCGGGGCCACATCTTTCAACTGCTCACGAAGCGTGCCGCACGAATGCTTGAATACATGAGATCTCGTGGCCACAAGGCATGGAACAGCAGGCGACTCGGCACGGAAGCGTATCCCCCGCGCAACGTCTGGCTCGGTGTCAGCGTCGAGCGCCAGCAGGAGGCCGACACGCGGATTTCGCTACTGCTCCAGACGCCGGCGGCGGTGCGTTTCCTGTCGTGTGAGCCCTTACTGGGGCCGGTTCAGTTCCCTTTGCCTTGCCGCGGTTCTGTGTTTTGGAGTGGCCTTCACTGGGTCATTGTCGGCGGCGAATCCGGCCCCAACGCCCGGCCGATGCACCCAGACTGGGCCAGGTCGATCCGGGACCAGTGCCAGGCCGCCGGCGTGCCGTTCTTCTTCAAGCAATGGGGCGAGTGGGCGCCGCAAGGCTCGCCGCATGACCAAAGGCACGGCGCGCTTTCATTGGATGGCGGCTATCAGGACTTACCCAAACTGCCCCGCGGTATCGGGCGTCATCACGACCATCGGTTCGCAACGGTCTACTGCGTCGGCAAGAAGGCCGCTGGCCGGCTGCTGGACGGCCGCGAGTGGAGCGAGTTTCCGGAGGCCCGATGATCGAATTCGCCGACGGTCCGGCCAAGGGCGTGGTACTCCAGCTCCAGCGTGCCCCGTTATTCCTGCGCGTTGTCAGCACTGACTGCGGCAGCTTTGACGCCCTCGACCTGCTCAGCGACACGCCGGCCGTGAACGAAACGATCCACGTGTACCGGCGCGAGGGCGCTGCGGGTGCCGTCCACATATGCTTCACGGGCAAGCGTGGCCGCCGAGAGGGCGCCTGGCTGGCCACCGGTACCTACCGGCTCTGTAGCACGCAGCCCGACGATGCCACGGTGCGCGATACCAAGCTCTGGCGCGCCTGGGCGACTGCCCGGTATGCCGAGCTGCGAAATCCCACCACGACGATCGCGGGCCTTCGCCGCGCCGTCGAGGAGGAGCCGACTGATTTGACCCGCCGGCTGATCCTGGCCGACGCGCTGGAGGAGGCGGGACTGGGGCCCGAGGCGAAGCTGCATCGCGCCATGAAGCTCTGGGATGTTTGGTGCGGAGTGGCCAATGTGCCCGATCCCGCCCTGCACCATACGGGCCAGGTAGTCGCTGCGAGTCAGCCCGAGGCCGAGAGTCTTGCGGCCCGCCAGCGCAAACAATGCAAGGCGGTTCACCATCGGCTGACCGTTGAGCTGGCGGGCATCGAATCGCCGAAATGAAAGGAGCGTCCCATGAACATCCAGGATTGGCCGATTATTCCCGGCTATGTGTGCGCCAACTGCGGCAGCCCCGCCCGTCAAGATCCGGCGGATTGCCGTCACTGGGGCTGCGCGCAATGCAATGGGGCCAGTCATTCAGTGGCCCTGAACTTCGTGCCGATTCACGGAGTCCGTCCGACAGAGGCGCCCGTTGCCAAGGCCGACGAACTGTCGCCCATGCAAAAGGTCCGCGACCATCTCGTCGCCGTCATCGATCAGCATGAGGCCCAGGCCCACGCCGGAGAGGCCTGCGGCCTGGAGCGGCTCAACGCCGTCGCTTATCTCTCCCACGCCCTGGGCATCAAGCCGGAGCACCTTGGCAAGATCGGCGAGCGAATCACCGAGTACGATCTGCTGTGCCCGTGTCGTGAAAGCCGGCGGGCGCTCCGGTGGCTGGAACATCCTGGAGGCAACTGATGCCCATCCATCTCGGTTATGAGATCGGCACCGGCAAGCCCGTGGAGATCCCGCTGGCCCACACGTTCGTTACCGGGCAGACTCAGCTCTCGGGAAAAACCACTACGCTTCGCGCCATCGTCGGCCGCTCCGGGTGCCGCGCGCTCGCCTTTGTCACCAAACGCGGCGAGCAGTTCGAGGGCCGACGGATCCAGCCGTACCTGCCGCGCGAGGGCGAGCAGCCGATCCACTGGCGGCTGGTCGAGACGATCCTCGCATCCGCCCTGGGTCAGCGATCGCTCAAGTACGAGCGGCTCTGGATTGTCAATGCCGCCAAGGGCGCGAAGTCGCTGGCGGACGTCCGCCGCAACGTCGATCGACTCAAGGCCAAGGCCAAGGGCGGCACGGCCGACGTCTACATGCTGATCGGCGAGTACCTCGACCTGGTGCTGCCGGAGATGCGGGCGCTGGCCGCGGCCGACGTGCTCGATCTCCAGCCCGGCCTGAACGTGATGGACCTGGCCACCGTCGGCCCGCAGCTCCAGGCCCTGGTCATCCGGGCCGCGCTGGAGCGGATCAACCAGCACGAGCGCGGCGTGCTGACCGTCTTCCCGGAGGCATGGGAGTTTGCCCCGCGCGGCCGGGTCGCCCCCGCGACCGGAGAAGCCATCGCCATGGCCCGCAAGGGCGGCGTGCTGGGCAATTACCTGCTCTGTGACTCGCAGGATATCGCCGGCGTCGACACGGTCATCCGCCAGGCGGCGAGCGTGTGGATCCTCGGCGTGCAACGCGAGCTGAACGAGCTAAAGCGGACGCTGGCCAGCATCCCGGCCGGGATCGCCAAGCCGAAGTCGGCCGACGTCGCCACGCTCGAGCTGGGCCAGTTCTATGCCTGCTGGGGCCGCCATTCGATCAAGACGTACGTGCAGCCGGCGTGGATGGCGGCCAGCGACGCGGAGCAAATTGCTCGCGGCGAGCGCGTTACGGTCCACCGGCCGGCGCCGGCGGCTCCAGTTCCACCGCCTGCTGTCCCTCACCCCCAACCTCACTCCAAGCCCAAACCGAAGGAAGCCGACGTCATGACACCCGCGCAGGAAAAGAAGCTCGACCAGGTCCTGGAATTCATGCAGCGAGGCGTGGCCGCCCAGGCTGCTGTCGATCGTGTCACTCAGGCCACGGACAACCATAAGGGCACGCATCCGGCTCCCGGAGTCGACGAGGACGCCCTTTACCAACGGCTCAAGGCCCGGCTGCTGGCCGACCTGCCCAAGGAGCCGGCCATCTTGCGCGTGCTCCACCAGCAACCCGAGCTGCTTGTCGAGGTGGAGCGGCCGGTGCTCCAGATCAGCGGCATGGATGCCAAGGGGAAATTTGCCCGGCTGATCGCCGAGGGCTTCTTCGACGAGGCCCGGAAGCCCGGCGATGCCTTCAAGGAGCTGGTCCGCCGCGGCGGCAACTGGGCGAATGCCACGGTGAGCAACTTCTGCCGCTCGTTCGCCGAGGAAGGGTTTCTGACCGTCGAGGAAGGCGGATACCGCAAGGCACCGGGAGCCAAGGTCAAGATTGTGGAGAAATAGTTCGATGGCCCTCTCCCCTGCCGCGACAGCGCTCTGGCAGCGATTCGTCGCCGACCCCGATCTCGCCGGCCTGGAACCGAGCACAGCCGACGCGGCCGCGGCCGATGAGCTATGCCGGGCCGGACTGCTTTGCTGGGAGCTGCGTTTGACCAGCAAAGGCACGCTGGCGATGCGTCGCATACGCGCGGAGGCAGAGCAAGCCAGGGGCGAGCAGATACGCCAGGAAGAGCTGGCCAAGGCGGAGGCGGACGTCGAACGGCTCAGGAGGGCGGTGCGGTGATTGAAGCGACTGTGAGAGAGTGAGGCCCGATGCCCGGATCATTCTGCCGCGGCTGCGGGCGGCACAAGGACGAGCTGGGCGTGCCCGACCCGCGGCACTGCAAAACCTGCGGCCCGTTGATGGTTGCCCGGCGAACGTATTGCGAGTGGTGCGGCTGGAAATTGCGCAGCCGCGGCGCTGACCCGTGTAACGGCTGCGGGAAGAAGGCAGCCCGGTTCTTCGGGAGGTAAGGGTATACTGATTCTGAATACCCTTCTCCCTCCTCCCTCTCCCCCTCACCTTTGTTCGCATTTCACGCCAAAAGCGAAATAGCCCCCGCGCCTGCCATCCTCGCGGCCCTCATCCCTCCTCGGCTACGATGCGCCCATGAGTCGCTGGCCAAAACGACGAGGCAAGAAGCGGACCAAGCGCCGAACGCCGCGCAAGCTGCCTACGATCCCCGACTTCGGCGACCTGGACAAGATCCTGCGTGCTACCAAGCATGAGCGGGACCGGCTGATGCTGATGCTTGCCCGTTTTATGGGTCTCCGCGTGTCTGAGATCGTGAAGCTCGAGGCCGCACACCTGGACTTCACCGGACGGTTTCTTGCCGTCAGGCAGGGCAAGGGCAACAAGGACAGGATCTTGCCGCTCCCCAAGTTCCTCGTGGGGCCGCTGCGTGGTTGGTTGGGGCCGCGTAGAGATGGCTTCGTGTTTCCTTCTCCCCGTGGCGGCCGGTTGACCACCAGGGCCGTGCAGTACCTGATCAAACGGCTCGCCCGTGCCGCCGGCCTGGTCGACGCCGACAAGCCGCGGATGTTGACCCCGCACAAGTTCAGGCACTTTTTCGCGAGCGACAAGTGCGAGAAGGGCGTCGATCTGCGGGCGCTCCAGGACCTGCTGGGCCACGCGAGCCTGGCCACGACGCAGACCTATCTGCATGTGAGGCCTGAACGTCTGCGCGAGTGCATGGAGATGTAGGACCATGGCGAAGAAGAAAGCGGGTCTGACGCCGATCCCGGAGAGCAAGCCGGCCAAGGCCTCGACCAAGCCGGTAGCCGGCCGCAAGAAGACCGCGGCCGCTGCTGAAGCTCCGCCGGACCTGTCATACATTGCCGAGCGGCTCCGCCCGTTGGCCGTGCCGGTCGCTCAAGTCACGTTCCACCCGTGTAACCCAAACAAGCACGACGAGAAGAGCATCGCGGGCATCCGGGCCAGTCTGCGTGCCAACGGCCAGTACAAGCCGATCGTGGCGAGCACTCGCACCGAGCCATGGACCGTGGTCTGCGGCAACGGTACGCTGGCTGCCGTTCTGGCCGAAAACCGGGCGTACATCGCCGTCGTGCCGGAGAAGTACACCAAGGCGAAAGAGAACCAGATCGCCATCATCGACAAGCGCACGGCGGATCTGTCCGACTGGGATGACGGCAATCTCAAGGACCTGCTGGCCGACGTCGATACCGGCAACGACGAGGATATCGACAAGATGCTGTCCGAGCTGGCCGAGGATCAAGGACTGATCCCCGACGACGACCAGGGCGGCGGCAGCTCGGGCACCAAGGGCTCGGCCGACCTCACGGCCAAGCTGAAGTGCCCGCACTGCGGGGGAGAGTTCGAGGCTCCGTAACGGACCCAAGTTCCGATTTTTCCGGGTAATCGCATGATCGGGCTCGCGGCGTGGGTGCAGGCATCCCAGCAGGCGGCGCCGCAAGGGAAAGAACGGTTCACCAAAGACCAGCTCGCCCACGCGCTCGAAGCTTGCCGTGGCCTGCTCTCTCCCACAGCCCGCCGGCTGCACTGCGATGAAAAGACGGTCCGGAACTACCTGGAACGATACCCGGAGCTCCGAGCGATCGCTCAGGAGGCCCGGGCCTCGCTGGTGGACATCGCCGAGGTGCAGCTTGCCAAGGACGTGAAGGCCGGGCTCTTCAAGGCGTACCGCTTGGTGCTGATCACCCTGGGCAAGGACCGCGGCTACACCGTCCGCAAGGAAGTGACTGGTGCCAACGGCGCCCCGATCTCGGTGAGTCATGAGCTCGATGCCCTCCGCAAGCTGTCCCCCGAAGAGCTTGTCCGACTCTATCGTGAGTCGCTTGGACAGGCGGCAGCGAATCGGTGAGGACCCGGCCAAGCAGGCGTTGGAGTTGGCTGTCTGCGAACGGGACATCCTCCACTGGGTAAACGCGTGGGTCTGGACGTACGACCCGCGCGAGCCGGTGACGATGCTTCCGTTCGATCTGTTCCCCAAGCAGGCCGAATTCCTCGGCTGGATCCGGGAACGGGAGAAGGCTCAAGAGGACGGCCTGGTCGAGAAGGGCCGGGACGTGGGAGCAAGCTGGCTCTGCTGTGCCTACGCCCTGCACGGCTGGCTGTTTCGAAAGGGCTATCAGGTTGGATTCGGCAGCCGCAAGCTGGAGTACGTGGACGAGAAGGGTGACCCGAAGTCGATCTTCGAGAAGATCCGCCTGATGCTCGAGTACATGCCGGGCTGGATGTTCCCGCCTGGCTGGCGCTGGCAGGACCATAGCTGCCACGCGAAGCTGATCAACCCGGCCAACGGCGCGACGATCACGGGCGAGGGCGGCGACAACATCGGCCGCGGCGGTCGCGCGAGCATCTACTTTGTCGACGAGGCTGCCTACCTGGAGCGACCGCAGATGGTGGACCGGGCCCTATCCCAGACGACGCGCTGCCGGATCGACGTCAGCACGCCCAACGGGCCGGGCAACCCGTTTGCCATCAAGCGACACGGCGGCCGCGTCAAGGTCTTCACGTTGCACTGGCGGGACGACCCTCGCAAAGACGAAGAATGGTTCCGGTACCAGAAGGAAGTTAAGTATGCCAGCGACCCGGCCGGCCTCGCCCAGGAAGTCGAGATCGACTACACCGCGTCGATCGAGGGCGTCACCATCCCGGCCGCCTGGGTGCGCGCGGCAGTGGATGTGCAGCTCCCGGCCACGGGCAAAAACATCGGCGGCTTCGACGTGGCCGACGAGGGTCGCAACCGCAATGTGCTGATCTCGCGACGTGGCCCCGTGGTGCGTCCGCCGGCGGACTGGGCCCAGGGCAACACGACGGAGAGTGCCTGGCGGGCTCGTGATGAGGCCCAGCGTCTTGGCCTGGACGTCGTCTGCTATGACTGCATCGGCGTGGGCGCTGGCATCAAGGGGACATGGAATACCTCGGAGCGGCCCCTGGGATTCATCCCGGTGGCAATCAGCACCGGTGACACCCCCAGCGACGCGCACTGGCCTGATGGTCGCTCTTCCAAGGAAAAGTTCGTCAACCTGCGGGCGGAGCTGTGGTGGAAGCTACGGGTGCGATTCGAGAAGACCTACGAATACAAGACGCGCGGCGTCCGGCACCGGCCCGAGGAGATGATCTCGATCCCCAACCATCCGCAGCTTATCGCCGAGCTGTCGCTGCCGACGCACCGCCAGACGGACACGGGCAAGATCAAGATCGAGTCGAAGGACGAGATGCGGCGCCGCGGCGTGAAGTCGCCTGACTTTGCCGACGCGCTGGTGCTGTGCTTTGCCCGGAACGACGCGAGTTACGAGATGACGGCCAGCAAGCCGGCAGCGGCAGCGCCTCGCGGCGTGTTCAACGATCCCGAAGTCGGGCGGTACGGCGGTGGCCGAGATCCCGACTGGTAAGGAGCAAGGAGTAAACGATGGGCGTCCTGAACTGGCTGAGGTCGATCGGCACTTCCTGGCTCGGGTCCTGGCGCGTCGGCACCGCCGGCGCCGAATTGCAGGCGGAGCGCGCCAAGGTACGCCCGTCGGAAGTCACCGGCCGTGCTTGGTTCTTGCCCTGGGTGGATTCGCTCACCGGCGAGACCCAGCAACAGCGGCTGGCGTACCGGCTGATGCTTAAGGACCCCAACATCAAGGCGGCGCTGCTCGACAAGATCCTGTCCGTGGCAGCGCTCGACCTGAGCGTCAACCCCGGCGGTGATGAACCGCGAGACAAGCCGCCGGCCGAGTTCGGCGAGCATTTACTCCGGCGCGTTACCGGCGGCGACTACGGGCTGTCCGGCGTGCCCGCGATCGTCGAGACGGTCATCCTGCCCGGTTTGATCGATGGCTATTCGATCGCGGAGAAAGTGTGGGCGCCGGAGCAGCACTCCCGACGTTGGGCCGGCAAGGTGATCCTCGCCAAGCTCAAGAGCAAGGACCCGGACAAGCTCTTCCTGCTCAAGGTCGATGAGTTCAACAACATCGTGTCGCTGGTCGGCATTGGCGCCAACGCGGGCAAGGAGTTCGATCCGGCCAGCTTCGTCATCTGGCGGCATCTCTCGATCTTCGATGCGCCAGGCGGCATGAGCGACCTGCGCGCGGCGTACCGGGCTTACTGGGCGATTGACACGGCCTGGAAGCTGCGAGCGATCTTCCTGGAGAAATACGCCGCCGGTCCGATGCTCAAGGGCACGTTCATAGAGTCAGGCGAGCAGAAGTCCCAGCTCGAGGCGTCGCTTGCCGCGGCCAAGGCATCAACGTGGATCTCGATCCCGGAAGGCGCGAAGGTCGAGGCGATCGACCTGGCCCAGCGCGGCACAGCCGACTTCAAGGCCGCTATCGACGATCTCAAGCACGAGGTCTTCCTGGGCATCAGCGGTGCCATCCTCCAAGCTTTGGAGGGTTCGACTACCGAAGGTCGCGGAAATTCGCAAATTCACAAATCGACGGCCGACGTGCGCAAATGGCACCTGAAAGCCTGCGTCGAGAGTGTCGTCAACACGCAGATCCTGCCCGACGCGACGGACCTCAACTTCGCCGGCGTCGAGTACCCGCAGATGAGCCTGGGCGGCGTGGATGACTCCGAGCTGCAATCCAGCCTGGCTGTGGACGTGGGCCTGCACCGCGATTTGGGGCTCCCGTTGTCGAATAAGGACTTGTACCGCCGCTACGGCCGGCCGGAGCCGCTCAGCCCCGAAGACACGCTCCAGCCCGTAGCAGCGACCACCGCCCCTGGCGCGCCGGGGCCGGGCGGCAGCTCGCTCAACTTCGCGGAGAATCCAGAAGCAGAGAAGCTGGCCAAGGACACGGCGGCCGCCTGGAACGGCCGCGAGGCGCAAGCCCAGCAGATCCCCGACGTCGAGATCGACGCGGTTTCGGCCCAGCTCGAGGGAACCGGCTGGCTGATCTTCTGGAACGACGCGGCCAGCAACGGGGCTGGGGCGTGGGATGCGCAGCGAGTGGACGAATACTTCGCGCGGGACAAGGCGGGCGTGTGTGCGGCCTGAACCACAGGAGCGACCGATCATGCAGAATCGCGACGGTTATCGACCCATTGCGAATCCAGGCGACCCGCCGCCGTCGCCTCCCCAGGGCGGCTCGGTGATGCTACCTCCGCCGGTAGTCGATCCGGCTCCGCCCCTTGTCCCGCTTCCACCCAAAGGCGGCAACGTTTCGGTGGGCAACGACGGCAGCACGGTCCTGCTGGTATTCGACCCGCCGACGCCCAAGCTTCGATTGGACGCGAAGGGCGCCCGTCGGCTGGCGGAGCTAATCCGGCAGGAAAGCTACAAGCTCGTGAAGTAGTGATGAAGCAGAGAGCAGCCACCCATTGGGCGATGTGCGGAACCTGCCGCTACTCCGGGCTTTTCAATCACCGGCCGCGTCGGTGCCCGAAATGCCACAAGAAGATGGAGGCCAGGAAGTGCAAGGGATGAACGGGGGCGTCATCCGCCGCGACTCACCTGGCGCGCGACCCTTCCCCGTGCGCGGTGGCGTCGTGCGCCGGTACTCCGTCACGGACACGCCCGGCATCTTCACCGTGCCGGCCAAGCGCCTGCTGGTTTCCGGCGGGGGCGTCATCCGCAAGCATGCAGCGCCGTCGCCGGTACGAGCGCCCGCACTTCCGCCCGGCGCCAGCTCCCGCACGGGCACCGCCCGCCAGATCGAGCACCGCCTCGACGCCCAGGTCGCCGACGGCGGCGAGGTCGCCCTGGGCGGCCAGGACGGCGCCAAGGCCGAACAGCTCCTGGCGGCCGCCAAGCGCCAGGGAGCCGCCGTGCTCGCCACGATCACTCGCCAGGCCCTGCGCCGGCTGCTCAGCTCGGGCGGCGGCCGCGTGCTCGCCGCCCGGCAGATCTACACCATGACGGAACGGCAGCAGCTCGCCGACGCCATCGCGGCGACCAACGCAACGGCCCAGCTCCTGGGACGCGCGCGCATCCGGCTCCGGCTCCAGCGCTACGAGCAGCACGCGGAGGGCGTGTTCAAGTTCTCCGACCCGACGCCGTTTGAAGTATTCGACGACACGCCGCTGGAACCGTTCGCCCCGGCGAAGGCCCTGGAATACTTCCGCCGCAAGATCAGCATGCCCGGCGTGAACGCGAGCCAGTTCACCCAGGAGGCCAACCGCGAGGCGTTCACGCTGGCGGTAAACGCCGACGAGGTTGTGCTCGACCGGATCAAGGGGGCGATTGAAGACGTGCTGCGGACGGGGAAGGACGTCCGGGCGACACCGCGCGCGATCCTGAATCTGCTGCAAGAGGCCGGGATCACGCAGACGGAGGGCGGCAAGCAGGTAAGCGGGGCCTATGCGGAGAACGTGTTCCGAACCAACATGATGGAGAGCTACCGCGATGGGGCGCAGCAGGAGCTGGCCGAGGTCGCGGATTCGTTCCCGGTCTGGCGATACGTCGGCATCAGCGACGGGCGGCAACGGCCGGCCCACGCCGCACACTTCGACAAGTATTATCCCAGCTCGGTGGAGTTCAGCCGCGTACGGGATTCCGTCGCGGGGCACTTCGACGGCTTCCAGTGTAGGTGCGATTTCATCCCCATCTTCCACACTGAATGGCTGGCGCTCCAACACGCCGGGGCGCGCGTCCAGCCGGACTGGGCGGCGTGAAAAAGTTCAGCCTCTTACTCAGGCACGATGGCCAACAACGGGACCTGCCTCTGGGGAATTGACCAAAGAGAAGGCTCCGCCGTCCTTGCAAAAACGCTCCGCCTGTTCGCGAGTCATGCCTTGCATCGTCTGCCATTCCTGTAACCCGCAGTTGTAGACTGAGGCGCGATCGACGGGCCGGATCATCCATTCGATCATGTCCTCAAGCGACGCGAAGACGGGGCTGACCGGCGTTCCTTCGCTCACGGTCTCATAAATCTGGTAGTGCGTGGCTTCGCCTACCGTCCATTTTCGCTTCCGATGAAAAGATTCGTCGGGTGGCGAGCTGTACTCCCAGAAATACTTGCAACTCTTCGATTGGCGCGGATGCTCGCCTTTCTTCCACAGATCCAACTCACGCAGCCATTCCTCCGCAGCGGTCTCATAATCGTTGTCGTAAAGCAACATGAATTTGCCGACGTGCGACGGATGCGGAGCATTTGCCGTCGTGCAGAGTGGATGGTCCCAATCGGGCGGCACGCGGCGAATCTCTCTTCCCATGATCGTGGCTCCTGAAGGTTGCTTGATCTCCGAACGCATTTTATATCGGCTTGCGCCTGCTATGCAGGAAACCTCTTGACAGCCTGGTTTACGATCAGGCCATGCCAGCGGACATCGAAGCCTGTGCCAAGGCGGTCGGCGACAAGGCCGAATCCCCGTTCGCACTCTGCAACTGGATGAAGGCCGAGGGCAAGGGCTACTTCGCCCACGCCGAAGACGGCCCCGATCGCGCCCAGGCCGTCGCGGCCGCGATGCAGGAATACGCCGAGTCCGCCGCCAAAAATGAAAAAAGCGGCCCCAAGCTCGCCACGGTCAAGGACGTGGAAATCTTCCAGGCCGGCGAGCACCGCGAGGGGAAGACGTACACGGTCGCCGATCTCAATCGCATGGCCGAGAACGCCGTCGCTCTCAAGGCGTTCCTCAAGCCACCCGTCGTCACCGGGCACGAGGAAGACCAGTCGTTCCTCGAAAACAGCGGCTATCCGTCGGCCGGGCGCGTCGTTGGCCTGCACAACGAATTCCACGATGAGCCATGCTTGGCCTGCCACGCCGAGAATTCGACTGCCTGCGCGTATTGCGAGGGCACCGGCAAACGGTACACCCAGTTGGCCGACTTCGCCGACGTGCCGCAGACGATTGCCCGGCTCATCAATGGCCGCGCGTACAACTCGGTTTCGGCCGAGGTGTACGACGATTTCGAGGGGCCTGACGGCCAGCACCACGGCAAGGCACTGCGCCGCGTCGCTCTGCTGGGCGGCGAGCTGCCGCAGATCAAGACGCTGGCCGATCTCCCCCTGGCCGACTACAGCGAGCGGCCGGCCCGCCGCGCAACGCTCGCTCCCAAGGAAATTCGCCGGCGCGAGTCCGCCGGAACCTTTCTCTGTTTCAGCGAGGTCCGACCCATGACGACGACCGCCACCCCGCCGGCGAAGCCCAAGGCCAAGCGGAACAAGCTGGCCAAGTTCAGCGACAAGGCCAAGGCGACCTGGAAGAAGTTCGCCGACGAGCAGCCCAAGCCTGACGGCGAGTACGCCGACGCGCCGCCGGCGGGCGTCAGCCGCGACGAGATGATCCAGATGCTCCAGGAGTACGGCTTTGCCACGGACATCCTGGAGAAGATGGACGACCCCGAGCTGGCCGAGATCATCCGCGTCTACAAGAGCGGCATGCAGGAAATGGCGGAAGAGAAGGTCCCTCCCGAACCGCCCAAGACACCGGAGGCAAAGATGGGCGAAACTCCCCCCGACACCACCAAGGCCTACCCGCCCGGCGCCAAGCTGAGCGAGCCGCCGATGGCCACGCCCTCGACCGATCCCAAGAAGATCGTCATGCACTACAGCGAGGGCGGCGAGCAGAAGACGCTGGAGATCGACCGCACGACCCACCAGGCGTTCCAGCTCATGCTCAAGCCGATCACGGACACGCTGGGCGCGGCCCGGCAGGACGTGCAGAAGTTCCAAGAGGCGGAAAAGAAAAAGTCGATCGACGCCCGCCTCGACGTGCTCATCAAGCAGGGCAAGGTCCTGCCGGCCGAGATCGACGCCGGGCTCAAGGACCAGCTCTACCGGGCCGACGGCGTCCAGAAGTTCTCCGACGGCCTGACCGAGCTGGACAAGCAGCTCGCCATCCTGGAAAAGCGGCCGGCGATCGCCAAGTTCCACGAGATCGGCAAGACCGGCCCGGGCGGCACGGCGACCGCGTTCTCCGAAAATGCCGAGGTGGCCGCCGTCGAGCAGCACTACGAGCAGTTCGCGGAAACCTTCCGGAAGACCGGCACGAGCAAGGACGACATCGTCAAGGCGTACAAGTCCGCCGCCCAGCGCGAGCCGGGCCTGACGGCGAAGGCGTTTTTGAAGATCTGACACCGGGGCGGTAGCGCGTAGCGTCCGCGTCGTTCCAGCAAGCACTCACGCAGCGAGGAAACAGTCATGGCGAATGCAACCGCCCGGGTCCCGATGGCGACCGTGCCCTGGGGCGACGACAAGATCGAGCGCACCACGCAGTTTGCCACCGCGACGATCTACTATCCCGGCCAAATGATGGCTCTCGCGGGCACCCAGATCGCGGGCGGCACCGTCGATCACGCGGCCGACACCGCCGGGCTCAAGTTCGACGGCATCCTCGCCGAGACCGACCGCGTCCAGGTCTTCGGCGGCGACACGGCCGGCCGGCCGGTGAAGATCGAACGCCCCTGGCGGTTCGCCATGGCGATCGCCGCGGCCGTCGCCGGCGACGAGGGCAAAGCCGTCTACGTCGTGGACAACCAGACGGTCGGCTACAGTTCCGTCAACGCCGTGCTCGTCGGCTGGGTGGACCAGGTCCTCAGCTCGACGCTGGTTTTGATCCGGCCGTTCTGGTCGGGCGTGGATCAGGTCAACATCGCGCCGAGCGCCCTGGCCAATCCTCGCAACCTGATCGACGGCGGCGACTTCACGGTCAATCCGTTCCAGCGCGGCACGTCCCAGGCGGCCGACATTGCCAGCACGGTCACCTACGGCCCGGACCGTTTTGCGTTCAAGGGCGGTGCTTCCTCGACGATCAACTGGAGCCAGGTGGCGGATACGACCGTGCCCGGCTTCGCCAACTCCCTCAAGTGGCAGCGCAAGAGCGGCAACGCCAACACTGCGGCCTTCAACATGTGCCAGGTGCTGGAGACCGCCGACAGCATTCGCTGCCAGGGCCAAAAGGTTACCCTGAGCTTCTGGGCCCGTACCGGGGCGAATTACTCCGGCGGCAATCTCACCGTGCAGCTCGAAAGCGGCACGGGGACCAACGACACCGCCGCGAACTTGTTCACCGCTTCCTGGGCCGGCCAGGCGCACGTGATCAACACGACGCAGGCGCTGACGTCCACGATGACGCGGTACAGCTTCACCGGCACCGTGCCGGCGGGCTGCACGCAGCTTGGCGTCATCTTCCAGTGGACCCCGGCCGGCACCGCGGGTAGCGACGACTCGATCATCATCAACGGCATCCAGCTCGAAGTGGGCGCCGCCGAGACCGCCTTCGAGCATCGCGACGTCGAGTTCGAGCTGGCCCTGTGCCAGCGCTATTTCTTCCAGCTCAACGAGCCGGCGGCCGGCATCCAGGTCGCCAACGGCGCCCCGACCGGCACCAACACGCAGGGCTACGTCTTCTCGCTGCCGACGCCCATGCGGGCGGCGCCGACCGTGACGGTGACCGTGGGCAGTTTCAAGGTGGTTGTCGATGGTGCGGCCGCCGCGGCGGCAACCGGCCTCACGACCGGCACGGGCCATACGAGCACGCTCGTCTCGCTGGCGAGCACCGTGACCTTGTCGGCGGCGGCGCACAGCATCTTGTTGCAGGGCGGCGGCGGCGCCGGCCTGATCGCGGCGAGCGCGGACTTCTAACGACCATTCGCCAGCAGGCGAGGTGTCAGCAGACGGGCACGAAAAACAGCGGCTAGGGTAGGCCACCCGAAGCCCCGACCTTCCCCGGTCGGGATTGCCGCTGCGAACCCAGGGGACGACCGCCGGGGAGCGGTGCGAGACCGGCGATGGCTCTGACCGACAAAATCGACATCTACACCCAGGCGCTCAACGTCGCCTTCGTGAACGCCTACGATCAGGTGCCGGAACAGGCGCCGATCGAGCCGGCCTTGACCCTCGTCGACTCCAAGGGCCGGGTCGAAAACTACCCCTGGCTCTTCCCGCCGCCCATGCTCCACCAGTGGAAGGGCTACCGCCAGTACGCCAAGCTCGGCGAGACGAACTACCGCGTCCCGAACCTGACGTACACGGCCGAATTCGAGTGCCTCTTTGAGGACCTCGAGGACGACCAGATCGACGGCTTCAAGAAGCAAGCCGCCGCGATGGCGCGGGGCGCGCAGGAGTACCGCACGATCCAGTCGCTCATCAACCTGGCGGCAGGCCAGACCACGCCCTGCTTCGACGGCTCCAACTTCTTCGCCGCCTCGCACACCGTTGGCACCGGCAACAACATCGTCAGCGCTCCGGCGGCTGCCAGCGACGGTGTCACCCACGCGGCAGTTGCCCTGGTCATCGCCAACAAGATGGTCAAGCCGCTGCTCTGGCAGATGCGCGAGGGGCCGAACTTCGACACCGACGCGGGCACGCCCGAGGCACGCAAAACCCGCATGGTGAAATGGTGGAGCGACCTTCGCGGCGCCGCGGCCTTCGGCTTCTGGTGGGATGCGATCCTGGTCAAGTGGGCCAACACGCCGACCGTCCAGGAAATGCAGACCGCGCTCGGCACCGTCAACGCGCGGTTCCGCCAGTTCACGTTCCCCAAGAACCTGGCCACCGACCAGAACTATTACCCGCACGGCCAGACCAAGTTCACCGACAAGACGCTGCTCATCGTGTGCTCCACGCTGATCGAGCACATCGCGCGGCAGGCCCTGACCCTGAGCCTCATTGGCCAGACCGAAAACTACTACAAGGGCTTCGCGGACCTCGCCTGCTCGGGCTACCTCGACGGCGTGGTGTAATTCACCGCGAACTAGCCGGCTTGCGAAGCGTCAGCAACGGAGATCACGATGAACCCGCTTGGCGATTGCGAAAAGTGTCACGGCCCGCTGTGCATCGGGAGCCGGATCGCCAACGGCGTCTCGACCGGCGTCGTCAAGTGCGAGCGCTGCGGCCACGAGCATCCCGATCATCCGATGGCTCCCAAGGACTTCGTGCCGGAAAAGCCGCGGGCCACGAATATCCCCACCCGCGACTTCGGCGCGTCGCTGATGGACCGCGTCAACGCCCTGGAACGAACCGTTCACGCCCTGAGCGAGCGCGTCGTGCAGCTTGAACAGGCCGCCGCCGAGAAGACGGCTGAGCCCGAGCTGGCCGAGCCGGTTGGCGCCGGCCGATCCGGCAAGCGGCGCTGAAAGGCGGTGAGGCTTGGCAGGTTTCGTCACCGACGCACAGGTGACCGCATCGGTCGCCGCGGCCCTGCACAAGGGCGTCGGCGACCTTGACGCCTTCTGGGCCGCGGTCGTCACCGACGCCAACCAGGCGGCCTACGATGCGATCCTGGACCACTTCATCCTGTGCGGCTACTCGGCAGCCCAGATCGGCACCTGGGACCGCGGGGCGACCTTCCAGCGGTTCCTGGCCCGTTACCAGGCCCTGATCGACGGCGCCGGGGACAAGGACGAGGTTGGCGAGTGGCGGACGGAGCTGGATTACTGGCGGAAAAAGCTCGGCCAAATCCTGACGCTGGACGCCGGCGGCGCTATCGCGGACCCGGTCAATGCCCAGGGCGAGGTGGGCCACGGCAGCCTGAGCACGACGAATGACATCTTCCGGCTCGGTCAGCCGGGGAGCTGTCGGACGGACGGGCCCAATGCCCCGGGATCTCCGGTGCCGCTGTCGCGGAGCGGCGACTGTGGAACGGAGTGGTGAGCGATGGCCGGCTACGTCGAGACCATGACGTTCGAGCAGCTCGGCGATCGCCTGGCCAGCCTCGGCCGGCGAATATCGTTCCGGCAGCCGCTCCAGGTGATCCGCCAGCTCATCGCCAGCAAGGAAAAGGAAAACTTCACCGGCTCGCACGGCCCTGACGGCGAGCCGTGGAAGCCCTTGAAGGCGAGCAGCCGGCGACGCAAGCGAGACAAGCGCGGCCGCGCGGCCGGCGGGACGCCCCAGCCGCTACGCGACAGCGGCGCCCTGATGGCGAGCGTCACGGGCAAGGGGGCCGGGCACGTCGAAACGCTGACCGACGTCCGGCTGGAGTACGGCACGAATCTGGCCTACGCAGGCTACCAGCAGGACGGCACGCCGACGATCCCGGCCCGGCCGTTCATCGGGATCGGCGATCCGCTGGCCCAGCAGATCGAGCAGATCATCACGGAGCATGCGGCGCGGGCTGTGGTGGAGGGGTTGTAGCGTGCCGATCGACCAGAGCCTGACGCTGCACGAGCGCTGCCTGGAGGCGGTCGTCGCCGAGATCATCGGCCTGAACCTCCAGGGAACCTCGCCGCCGGGCAACATCGGCAACCAGGTGTTCGCCCGCAATATCCCGCCGGCACAGGAAAAGCAGATGCCGTGCATCGTTTGCACCATCGACGGCGAGCAGGAAGAAGAACGCGACGGCAATTTCGAGGAGATCGAAGTCGCCTACCCGGTGCGCGGCTACATCCTCGATCGGACCACGCTCGACAATGCCGACAGCAAGGCCCGCAAGGCGTACCTGAGTTGGCGGCGGTTGATCCTTAACCACTTCCGGCGGCTCCAGGTCCTGCCGGGAGTGGCCGAGTTCTACAACGCGGAAGTGTCGCCGCGGATCATCCTCGACAGCGACCTGGCGAGTCGGCCGGCGTTTCAGTGGGCGGTCAGTGCGTTTGTGATCTGGTGTATCACGATGGAGCCCGCGCCCAAGCCGGCTCAGCCCACCAGCAATTAGACAGCGAGGCGGACAATGGGAACTGGAAGCATCCTGGCGATTGTGGGCGTCTTCCTCGGCCTGATGGCTTTGGTCCGTTGGGTCGCGCCGCTCACCACGATCAACGCCACGGCCGCCGCACAGTTCAAATGGAACGCCTCGCAGACGTTGGCCAATGCAGCGGCAAACGATCAAGGGATGATCCTGCAAGACGGCGTTACCAAAACCTCGAACTATAACCAGGCCGCTGGGGCCGGCGCGAATGCCGTGAACCAGGGCATGCGGCGCATCTACTCCATCGCCGGCGGGGCAAACCTGACCATCGACCTTTCGGCGGCGTTCGTCAACCTGGCCAACAACCCGACGGCGACCTTCGCGCGCATCAAGGGCTTTCTCATCCGGGTGCTTTCGGCCGCGGACGATTCGGTCAACGGCACGGCTGCCGTCTCCATTCTGTGCGGCAACGCCGGCGGGAATGACTGGGTCGTGCAGGGGAATGCCACTGGCCTGGCCGGGGCGACGTCGCAGTACCAGGTCAAGAACGGTGCGTGGTTCGGGTTCGCCAGTGACGACGCCACGGGAACGCCGGTGGACGCCACGCACAAGCTGCTCAAGATCGTCAACAACGATGGCGCCGTCGCGGTCGCCGTGCAGATCACGGCGCTGGGCGCCGATAGCTGAGAAAGGCGGGAGCGATGCCCCTGGTGCACAAGAACAAGCAAGCGACGGCGGTCAGCGACAAGGAATTCGCCGCGCTGCGCGAGAAGGCGAAGGAAGAGAACCCCAAGCTTGAAGGGGCTCATCCCTACCAGCATCGTGACGGCAATCCACGCCACGAGCTGATGCTGGACAATCCGGCCGTGCCCATCGTCGGCGGCCCGCACGATGGCCAGGGCGTGCACCAGCCCCGCGAAGTGGCCGAGATCGAGCTGCCGGTACCCGCCGCCGGCGACAAGCCTGGCAAGCGCGCCAAGTACCGCCGCGAGGGCGACAAGATCGGCGAGCCCAAGTATGTCTTCGTCCCCGAATGAAAGCAGCTCGTGGTCGGGTCCGCGAAGTAACGTCGGGGAGATGGTGTCATGGCTAAGCGTGCCGGCAAACAGGGTCGCATCCAGTGGGTCGCGGTCAACCTGAAGCTCAAGGAGTACAGCGTTGACCACAAGGCCGACGACCTGGATACCACCACCTTCGAGGACAACGGCAAGGAAACTGGCCTGACGGGCGTCGAGGTCCTGGACTGCTCTGCCCGTGGTGACTGGGACAGCGCGAATTACACCGTCGATCCGCCCGGCATTTATTGCCGTGCTGACGGTGGGCCAGTCAAGCTCTACCCCAACGTGGCCGACGGCAACTTTTACAGCATGCCGATTGTCCGCATCCTCTCGGCCCGCCACTCCAACCCCGTGCGGCAGACCGTTGGCTTTGACATCGGCAGCTTCAAATCCAACGGAGCCTTCACGCTGCCCCAGGGCCAGAACTGATGTCCGCGCCGTCAGCGATCATCGACGCCAAGAGCGGCGTGGCTGGCGTCCTGGTGGACCTGGCGACCGGGCAGCCCATCCGCAAGGCGTTCTGGGCCAACCTCGCGACCGGCGAGTACAAGGCGTGGCGCACCGATCCCGATGGTCGGATCGTTTCGCCGCCCGAAGTCGTTGCCGGCCGAACCCAGCTCAAGTGGCTTCCGACCAGGCCGGCGACGCCCAAGACGCCCCCCGCCGCAGACCCCGACGCGCCACCGGTGCAAGCGCCCACACTCCTGGCCGGCCGGCGACGTGTAGGACGACCGCTTGGCCTGATGAACGTGCCATGCGACCAGCGGACGTGCTCGCGCTGGGCCGTCTGGCAGGTGGCTGACGAATTGGACAAACCGGCCCTTGTGGTCGCCGGCGTAAAGCAATACGAGCAGGCCGATCTGCTCAACGTGCGGTACTACTGCGACTGGCATTACCAGCCGCCGCGGCTGTTCGATGCCAAGGGCGAGATCATCAAAGAGCACGAAGTGGAGGCAAGACCCGGATGAGCGAAGTTTCCCCACGATTCGACGTATCCGCCGCCGACAAAGTCTGGGCCGTCGTGCCGCCCCGGCAGAAGGACAAGGCCGAGTTTGTCCGCTGGCTCAAGCAGCAGGCGCGCAAGGAAGTGATCGACGCCAAGGACGATCTGCCCGTCGAGGATTATCAGGGGCAGCTCCGCGAGATCTTCCTTTCGAGTGCGGCGGGCCGGTTCGCCTGGGACGGCGGCATTTGCCAGGAAGCCCTTCGCAACCGCCCCGGCCGGCTGCAAATGCTCCTGCTGATCTTGCTACGCAACCACCCGACGCTGACGGCCGATGAACCTGACGAAAACCCGGCCGAGGCGCTGTACGACGAAAACCCAGCCGACTTCAACGCCGCGCTCGACGCCGTGTTGACGCCGGTCCCAAATTCGACGCCCCCGGCGAATCCGGGGGAGAAGACGCCGACCGGCTGACCGAGAGCCAGGTCAAGGCTCTCCTGGTCCGGCCGCCCTGGCAGCTCACGCTGGCCCAGATAGCCGAGCTGGATGACTGGGAGCTGCTCAACATCTATTTCCGGCCGGGTGACGACGAACATGCGGAGCAGGGCGTCTACTGGCCGGTGCCGGACAAGCCGCGTGAGATCCCCGGCCAGCCCGGCAAGGTTGCCGTGCGGCGCGAGTGGGGCGTGAGCTTTGCCGAGATGTTCAAGGGTCGGCTGCGACAGTTCAAGCTTTTTACCGAGGATCAGATCGAAGCCCGCTGGCAAGCGTACCTCGTCAAGAACCCGGGGCTCGCGCGGCTGCAAACTCGCGGGGAAGGCGATTAGCCGATGGCCGAGAAGAACGTCAAAGTCACCGTCGATCTAGTGCCCAAGGATAGCGGTGCGATCGGTAAGTTTACGAAGCAATTGGGCAGCTCGCTTAGTGGGGCCGGCGGATTGCTCGGTGGGCTGGGCTTGCCTTTGGCCGGTGCCGCCAGTTTGGGGGGCGCGCTGGCTCTTGGTCGGGCAGGTAGCCCAGCGGCTGCCGCACAATTCGATCAGGCGCTACGAGACACGACGGCGGTATTCGGAAGCTTCCTGGTCCCGGTGCTCAGGGCGGCGACTGACGCTGTGCGTGCCCTCGGCGATACAGCGCTCGCGGTCAAACAATCATGGGCCGGCAAGATTCTCGCGGAAGCGGCCGATCTGCCGCGCGCAACCACAGAGCTTGCGGGGGATGCCCTGGCCCTGGTGGGCGTCTCGAATGACCTCGGCGCCAAATGGCGCAACAGCATGAGAAAGCTTGGAGTGTTGGAGGGCCCACTCGAAACCACCGGCAAGATGTTCTCCAACGATCCCAATTACAAGCGTAGCGCGTCCTCCGTCGGCGCGTCCGGCTTCGACGCCTCATACAGCGGCGCCCTGGAGTACGCCAAGCAACAGAACATCGCGGCCTTGAAGGCTGTCGGCGGTGCCACAGATCCGGCGGAAAAGACGGCAGATGCCGCCCAACAGATTCTCGCGATCTTGAGGGAAAAGGGAGCAGACGACCCGCATTCAAGAATAGCGGCTCTGCGCGCGATGTCTGGTTCACTCAACGGATGAGATCAACCGAAGATGGCTGGCAAGCTGAACGTCCCTGCGAACCGCTACGGCACACAGATCACTGTGCCCTACGCGGAATACATCAGCAACCGCTCGTGGGTTGGGCACGGAAGCGCTGCGCACGGGCCGGGGATGATTCTGGCGCACACGTATCAAACGCCGTGGCCGAACCGTTTCAACCACATCAAGGACGCGCTAGGCTGGTCGCTCCGGAACGGCAACCGGATGCATCGCAAGTTGCCCTGGCAGCACCCGCACAAATCATCACTGCGGGCCACGCGGCTAGTGGGGTTCGAGGGCGTCCATTTCACTGGCCATTCGGGCAACCCGGTCTCAGGCGACAACACGGATTATGACATTGCGCGGCTGACCTACAGCTTTGAGCAGCTTCCCTACAAGCTTCGCGAAGACGGGGAGATCGGGGGAGAGTGGCAACGTTATGTCATCAACCGCCAAAAGCCCCACAGTGAATTTCTCAGCAGAGAAGGATTCGAATGGCGCTACGTCGAGGGTCCGTTTAATGGGAATGTCTTCCCCGGTCGGGGAGGCGTCCCTGTCACTCGAAAGCGGCTGCACTGGGTCTGGGTACAGGTGCCGGCCGCTTATCTTCTCGACGCCAATGGAGACGCGGCCAACCTGGATGCTGGGCTGAACAAGATCAACAGCCAACCCTTTGCCGGCTACCCTGCTCAAACACTGCTTTTCGAGGACTACGATTTGGAGCCGCGCATGGACCCAACCGACGCAGATCAAGCGGCTGCGGATGGGGATGTTGCGGCAACCTTCGACGTGATTTTGCACATCACCTATTTCAACCCGAAGCAAGGCGGAGCCAATGCTGGTTGGAATAATGACCCAGGCCTTGACTGGAACTGGTATCTCACCCATGCCTTCACGCCTGGCAACCCTCCCGTGGATTCCGGCAACCCGAAGTTTCAGACCTATGCGTTTGCCCTTCTGTTCGCGGCCGTCTAACTCATTTAGTCGGCTTCACGTCTTTTTGCATCAATGCCTGCCACTCTTCATCGCTGTAGGAACGAAAAGAGCATTTTTCGAGGGCGATCCGATATGGTGGGTTTCGTGAGGAATCTGCACTTTTGCCTTTGCATACTCCGGTGACAGAGATCTTCGAACCTGGTTTAAGGGAAGCAATTTCCGTCGCCTTCGATTCCTCCCAGAAGCACAACAGGTTGGGTTCACCGCCGGGAACTGCCGACCACTTGTGGGCACCAACGTAATATCTCCCATCCTGGCTCTTGCCGATCTTCGAGACGAGGACGGCAATGGTGACCGATTTATTCAAGAAGCGAGCGTCCGCCGCTGCCTCATTGAATTCATAGGCGCCGAAAAAGTTGCCCTGACTAATGGGTTCTTCGGGACTTGCCCCCGGCCCGGTCGGCTTCCCTGTGCCGCATCCCATTGCGAAAGCGTAGATGCACAGGATCAAGAAGGATGATCGAGACATGGGCTTTCTCCTATGTGCTGGCAGATCTTTGACCCGTGATTTTCCAGCTGACGCCGCCGCCCCGCAAGCCTTTTCCGCCAGCCTGCTCCTGCCATGCTCGCAGCTCATCCCGCCGCTGCGGTAGGCTGTCCGCATGGCCGTCTCCTTCAACCTCGACCGTATCGCCAACGCCTTGCTCGGCGCGATGGGCGACGTGCCCTTCGCCGCGGAAGGCGTTCGCGAGCTGCTCCGCGCGCTCCGCGAAGTGGAGCGGCTTTCCCGGCTCACCGTGGGCGGCAACCTGCAAGCGATCGATTCCGCCACGGGCATCCACATCATCGGGACAGTTGACAGGCCCATTCCGATTCGGATCGACGCCACGGACGGCGCGGGCACTTACGCCTGGACGGAAATGATAGAGGACGTGAACGGAGGCTGGATCGAACGGCCCAACGGCCAGATCGGCACGCTGAGCAGCCTTTCGGCTTACGAGCGCGATGGCGAGAAGGACGTGCCGGTGGGGGCTATTGTGCTGGCCTGGAAGGGCTACCTGCGTAGCAACGCCGATCGCGAATGGATCTTCGACTACTGCTGCCACGAGCCCCCGGTGCCCGTGCAAGTGACTTCAGCAGGCGCACCGACAACGACGCTCAATGGCGTCGTCTCCGGCACCGCCACGTCGCTGGTGGTCAACAGCGCCTCGGCTTTCCCCGGCCGGAACAACTTCCTCATCAAGATCAACGACGAGGTCTTGCAGGTAACGGCCGGAGCCGGGACCACAACTTGGACGATCACCCGGGCCCAGTCGGGCACACAGTTGACCGACCATTCCAACGGCGCCACGGTGACACTGGTCGGCGGCTATGCCTGGACTGAGCAAGATATTTCTATCTTCGGGAACTGGACCAACAAGGCCGGCGGCCGAACGGGGTCATTCGTTGCCGAACCAGCTTTCGAGCGGAACCTCAACCTCAACGTCCCGAACAACACCTACGCTCTGATCTGGCGACGGACCAAGCTGGGGGCGGGCTCCTCAACGCTCAGCAGCGGAATCACGGCAACCGCCACGTCAGTCCCAATCGCAAACCGTTCCTCATTCCCCCAGATCACACCGTTCTACATCTGGATTCAGGGCGAGGTGATGAAGGTGACCGCCGGCGCCGGGTCTGGGGCCGGCACGTTCACCGTGGTCCGCGCTCAATACCACGATCTTCCGAAAGCGCCGATGCCCCACGACTCCGGCATGGCCGTCTACGAGGTCGTCGCGGAATGGGTTTTCGACTACTGCTGCGGGCCCGGCCTGACGGTCCAGGACACCAAGAACTGCACGGTGGCCATCACGGCGATCGACGAAGTCGCCACGACGGTAACGGTGAACAGCGCGGCCGAATTCCCCGCCGTCGGCAGCTTCGATATCAAGATCGACAGCGAGCAGATGACGGTCACTGCCGGCGCCGGCACCACGAGCTGGACGGTGACGCGGGCTGTGGCCGGCACCACGGCGGCCAAGCACAACCAGTACAGCCGGGCCTGCCGGGTTATCCCGGCGATCACCAATACGCTCAACGGTGGGATCACCAGCACGGCCCTGTCACTGACGGTCAACAGCGCGGCTCTATTCCCGACCGTGGATCGCTTCGTCATCCTGATTGACAGCGAGCAGATGCTCGTGACGGGCGTCGCCGGGACGCTCTTTGTGGTGCTCAGGGGCTACAACGGGACGACGCCTGCCTCTCATTCCAACGGCGCCACGGTCGGCCTGGTGCTGCCGGACGTCGTTCCTGCCACCGTCACGAAGATCATTTTCGACGACACCGCTTTCGTGCAGCCGGGCGGCCCAGGCCCGAACGTTGCGATCCATCACGAGGTGGCCCAGGTCGTCCGCCTGGTGAGCGGCCCCGACGCCAGCGGGTTCTACGATGCGTTCCTCCAGAAGTGGGACCCGGTCGCCGAGAAATGGCTCGATGATATTGCAATCTGGGTTGTGGACCTTAACCCATGACGCTGCCGATTCGGCGCCACTTTGCCCGGCGACTGCTCGACGGCCGAAGCCGCCAGGTGTACGCGGCCAACTGCTGCGGGGAGCTGAGCGGCAGCGGTCTGGCCTACGGCAACCCAGCGGGACTTCCGCACAACCTGCACCTGGCCAGACGCATCCTCGATTGCCGCGGCCGTCAGGCATTCGCCGCGAGCTGCTGTCTCCCCGCGGGCAGCGGAAGCGGCAGCGGGTCGGGCGCCGGGCACGTCGGCCGCACGCTCGCCCGACGCATCCTCGATTGTCGGGGGCGGCCAACGTTTGCCTTTGGGCAGCCGTGCTGTGCTCAGAGCGGGTCGGGATCGGGGTCTGGAAGTGGCAGCGGGTCTGGGTCGGGAAGTGGCAGCGGGTCGGGAAGCGGTGCTGGGCCGAAGTCTGATTTAACTTGTGGATCAGGCGTCTCACCGATTTGCTCGATCGCAGACACGCTTAACGTGACCTGGTCGGTTACGGGCTGCACAACCTATCCATCGTTTGGTAGTGGCACTTTCGCGATACCGAAATTTGCTACGGGAGCGAACGCCCTCCAGTGGTGCAACCCCTCCCCAGTTCATCTTCAATCGCAGTGCAACGTCAGGGCATCCGTCCGAGTGGAATGCGTTCTTTTTGGCGGAACAGGGAGCTGCGATCCAGGCGTTGATCCGTTCAACAGGTTACTCGTTAAAGGCGGTACCGGAGGCGGCGCGGGGCTGTGTGGTGTCATGACGACGCGCATCAACTTTTTCCAGGATGACGGAACGGCATTGTTCCATCTCGATTGGGCCGACGCTGTTCTCAGCGGATCATTCTCCATTATCAGTTGCTGCAACCCATTCCACATCCAGTGGTCCGGCAACATCACGCCTCCCGGTGGCGATACCTGTTGCGGTGGCGCTGGCCCGGCAACCGTAACGGTGGATGCGTATGAATAGAGTGCGAAGTTGCCTGAGCCGTCATCGAACGCCGCAGCCGGACGAATGCGGCTTGTGCTATCGTGCGCTTTACGATGAACGGTACTCCTATCTTCGCGCTCCGGGCGATCCGGCGGTACACGGGGGGAGTAAGTTTAATCCGGGAATCTCGCTTGCGAAACAAAGGTCGCCCTGCCGGCACCTCGGCGCCGAAACAGGGGAGCGTCGCCTATGTCCGACCTGCTCCGGCCACGTCGAGAAAAAAGTGTTCGCCTGTGCCAAGCACACAACCTGTGTGCTGACTGACTGCCCGTCGTGCGCCGACCGCGCGCCCTCGCCGATCGCCGTCCGGCACCTGCTCTTCCACGTCATGCCGATCCGGGGTAACGGCGTCTGGCAGCGGAATCTCGACCAGCTCTTGCAGCGATTCCACGTCTTCAACGGGGTCCGCGTGATCGCCGTCGTGCGCGACCATAGCTGCGATCCGCCCGAGGCGGTCCAGGAGTACGTGCGAGCCGTCGCCGGCGATACGGTGCAATGGGTCGTCATCGACAACGTGGCTCACCTTCGCGAGGTCGCCACCTGGGGATCTCTGTGGGAGAAGGTCGCCACGTTGGAGCCCGGACACGCCACGTTCTACGGCCACGCCAAGGGAGTCACTCGGCCGGTCAATCCCGGCGTCACGTGCCACCCGTGGGCGCACATGCTCTACGAGGTCAACCTGGATTATCTGCCGCTGGTCGAGCTGGCACTACAGGCGCACGCACTGGCCGGGTCGTTCAAGAAGATTGGAGCCGGGTTCCAGGGCAGCAGCTCGAGCTGGCACTATTCCGGGACCTTTTTCTGGGCTCGCAACCGGGACGTGTTCACCCGCGACTGGAAACGGATTGATCAGGCCTGGTGGGGAACCGAGGCGTGGCCCGGCGTGCATTTTCGACCCGAGGAAGCCGCCTGCCTGTTCCACGAGGGCACCGTGCCGCGGCTCAACATGTACTCGATGGGTTATCTCCGCGACGTCGTCGAACCGGAGTACGAAAAGTGGAAGTCAGAGAACAGGCAGGGCCTTTCCGTCACTGGATAGGCAACGCCCTGGACGACTCCGGCACGGCGAACCTCTGGAACGCCGCGTGGCGGGAAGTGATCGGCGACTGGCTGCGCGCCAGGCACGCGCCCGAGCTGCCGGGTACCTGGGCGAAGTGGATCAAGTATGACAACGACTGCGAGCGGCTCAAATGGGCGACCGAGGATCTCGGCGCCCTGGGGCAGTGGATCGCTGGGATTTATCAGACCTTCATCGGTCAGTCTTTTCTCGGGCGTCTCCGCGAGCTGACCGGCATCGCCGATCTTGAAACCGACCCGAAGCGTTACGGCGGCGGGGTCCACCTGATGGAACCGGGTGGCTGGTTGCAACCGCACCTGGACTATGCGCTGCACCCCTCCGGCCTGGAACGCCGCGTCAACTTGATCGCCTTCCTTTCGCCTGAGCCCGATCCCCAGGGCGGCGAGCTGGCATTACTCGACGACAGCGGCCGGACCGTTGTCCGCACCATCGATCCGGAATTTGGCAGGGTCGTGATCTGGGAAGCCGGTGAGACGGCTTATCACGGGGTCTTGCCGGTAGACGGAAACTGCCCCCGCGCCTCACTGGCGGTCTACTATCTGGCGCCGCCCAGGCCTTGGGCTTGTCGCTGCCGCGCCCTCTACGTGCCCCGGAGGGACTGATGCGCTGTCGCGTATGCGGGACGGACGGTTGCTTACCATTGTGGATCGGCGCAGACGAGACTGTCTGGGAGCGCTGTTGGTGCTGTTTCTCCGACAGCTCGAACGCCTTGTACGATCCCGCGATGTACAACCCCTTTTACATGACGCATCATGCCCAGGCCGAATCGCGCGAGGCGCGGCTGGAGCAGCTCCGCAGCAACGTCGAGTGGTTCCGCGACTACAAGCCCCAGTGCGCCGGTCGCGACTTCGTCGACGTGGGCCACTGCGACGGCCTGATGCTGACGGCCATGCAGGACGATGGCTGGCGGGTTCACGGGTTCGACGTGTTCCCCGAGGCGAATCTGGGACCGCACACGACCATTGCCCCTGTTTTCCGCGCCAACCTCTTCCCCCAGCGGTACCAAGCGCTCAACTGCCGGGAAGTGATCGAGCACGTGCCCGGCTGGCGGCAAATGCTGGTGGAAATGCGGGAGGCCCTGGCCCACGGAGGGCTGCTTCAGCTCCAGACGCCACGCCCGACGCCCGGCGTGCAAACGGCCGGCTATCAGCGTGCGCACCTGCAACTTTTCTCACCACTGGCCCTGCGCTACGAGCTGGAACGCATCGGCTTTTCCATCCTCGATATTCGGCTGTGGGATCTGGGCCAGGCGTTCATGGCGAAGAGGGTTTGATCTCTGAGCCGCCCTGCCATGCTGGCACGCCCCGCCGCCCCTCTGCGACGATAGACGGCTGACTCCGCTGCCGCGCAGCATCCCCAGCGAAGGAGCCGCCGCATGTCGAACTACGTGCATTACGGGCAGCCCAGCTCGGCCGATCCGAACACCAAGACGATCAGCGACGCGAATCCGCTACCGGTCAATCCCTCAGCCGGCACCTCCGGCGGCTGCACGCCCTACAGCAACCTCGACGTGCAGAATACCGGCGTCACCCCGATCAAGGCCAGCGCCGGGCAGCTCTATCACCTCTTCGCGTCGAACCAGGCCAACGCCGACCGCTGGCTCAAGGTGTACGACAAGGGGAGCGCCGCAACCTCCGGGGATACCCCCGTGCTGCGCTACAAGCTGCCGGCTCTCGCATCGGGCACACTCCTGGCCGTCCCCACCGGTGTGGTCTTCGCCAACGGCATCGCGATCCGGGCCTGCGTCGAGCAGGCCGACGGCGGCAACACGGCCCCAACTGCCAGCGACGTGACGGTGGACGCCGCGTTCAAATGAGCGGGTGGGGTGATGTGTGCAGGTCCTCGGTTACACTCCGCAACGCCACGACCGCTTTTACGTCGGCGGCGACAAGGCGTTCGGCTGGCAGGCTTACGATTGGTCTGGGGTCGGCCGCGGCATCTTCAACGGCAACCCGGTCGGCTGGTGCTGTCTTATCAGCGACACGTACTTCATCACCGCCAACCATTTTCCCGGCGGTGGCGTCAGTGGGGTGCGCTTTTGGCGCAGCACCGATCCGGCCGACTTTGTTGACATGCCGGCAGCCGTATCGTTCCAGCAGGTCGACGCCCAGGCGGACGTGTGCTTGGGCCGCCTCTCGACCCCTGCTCCCTCTTGGGTGAAACGGTTTCCGATTGGGTCTGGTTATGCCGGTGAGCTTGGACTGGAGGTGGTCGGCGTCGGGTTCGGGGTGGCCTATGGCGGCATCATGGCCGATCAGCGGTTTGGCCGGAACAACGTCGATGTTCTCTATAACCAGCCGACAAGTGGTTACAAGCAGGAATTTGAGTACGTCAACGATCATGCCGTCGGTTTCAACCCGGACGAGTTTGAATACGAAGGCGGCGACAGTGGTGGACCGTCGTTCGCCATCCTCGGCGGCATTCCGGTTCTTGTGGGTGAGCATCATGCCATCAGCGGTACTTTTGCCAGCTTTGATTCTTCGGTCAGCAGCTTTTCGTCTGCCATCCAAACGCTCGTCCAGGCTGGCGGCGAGAACGTCACGATCACGGCCGTTGTTCCAGTCGTCCCCGTCGCGCCGACGCTCAACTCTGTCGTGGCCGGTTCGGCTCAAGCAACGCTCACCTGGACGGAGCTTCGGGAGGCCACGACATACAGTGTCTACCGCAGCACGAGCAGCGGCACCGAAACCTTGCTGGCCCCCGGACTCCCGAAGACGCTTGATGGGACGACGCACAGCTACACCGACACCGGTCTTACGAACGGCACGACCTATTTCTACAAGGTCACCGCGACCAACGGGGGCGGGGAAGGCCCGCTGTCCAATGAGCAATCGGTGGTTCCGGTTCTTGGCGCCCCGGTCTTGCAAAGCGCCGTGCCAGGCAACGGACAGATTCTGCTTGGCTGGGCAAATCCTGGCGGTGCGACAACCTACAAGGTTTACCGAGGGATTGCGCCGGGCGGCGAAGCGTTAACAATCCAGGGCTTGACCAGCATCTTTTTTCGAGATGGCCCAGGACTCACAAACGGGACGCGCTACTACTACAAGGTTTCTGCGGTTGATGGTACCGGCGAAGGCCCGCTTTCCAACGAACTTTCAGCAATTCCAGCGGTGATACCTATGGCGGTTTCCTACCTCGAAATCTATCTCGATGCCGCGAATGGTTCCAACACACGCAGCGGCCACACGACCGAGGCCTCGCCGCTCGTGTCCACGAACGGCGCTTACACCCAAGGCGGCGGCGCTGGTGGTACGAGTGATCGTTGGACTGCGGCAGCCGGCACGCCATTCTCCGGCCGCTCTGTAGGCGAACTGGTTGCATTCATGGCCGATGGCGGAACGATTGCCACGCAGATTTCTCGCATCCTGGCTATCAACGCGGGCGGGGCAAGCATAGATGTTGGCAATGCCAATGGATCGCTAATGGGCGTTCAGACGGCGACGGCCGCCAGCGGCATCACGGCGACTTGCGGCGGCGCGCTCAAGGGGCCAAATGGTACGAGCTTTTTCCCATACAACTTGGGCGGCCTGAGTCTATTCACGGACGTGAGCGGCAATTTCATCTCGATCAATTGGAAGACAGGCACAACTTATACCATGACGGGGGCTGCCGCCGCTGCCGTCAACGGGCCTGCCATCTCGGCAGGATATACCACAACGCCCCGGGACGGGGGGCGAGCAAAGGTGGACGGCGGCACGGTTGGGGCCTCCTACACCATTACTACACTGGCGCAAGGAGTGTACGAAGACATCGAGTTTTCCAACAACGGCAGCACCGGAAGCGCCACGTTACTCATAGCCGGCACGGCCTCCGTCTTTCGGCGCTGCGTCTTCCATGATTCGGCTGGGTCGCTGGTGTCTTTGAGCGCTCTCTCTGCGAAATTCGAGTCGTGCGAATTCTATCTTGCCAACAAAAACAACAATGCCGGAGTCCCGGCCTTTACTTTGGCCGGAACTGCGCGGGCCGTGACTTTGCTCGATTGCACTTTCCACGACAACGCCGGATCGAATACCGACGCTGTGATCGTTACGGCTAACACGACGCACACTTTTATCGGCTGCATTTTCGACACGAATGGCCGTGACGGGATTCTCGTTAGTTCCAGCGGCGGCCATGCGTTTGTGGAAAACTGCGAATTTTACAACAACGGCAAGGATGGCATCGAAAGCTCGGCCGGCAGCGTTTTTGTCCGCAACTCTAACTTTTGCAGGAACATCAACGGCGTTAATCGTTCTGCCGGCACCAATCCGATTTCCGTTTCCAATTGCGGATTCGGCTCGGGCGCGGATGCCAACAGCAACGCGAATATCGCTGGGGTGCCGAGCGAGATCGAAGGAAGCATCACTTACACTATCCCCACGAACCCATGGCGCGATCCCGCCAACGGGGATTTCACAATCGTCTCAGCCCAAGCCAGGGGGCAGGGCCGGGGCAAGTTCCTGGCCACGCAGGCCGCTTACACCGGGCAAACGGGATTTCCGGACGTGGGGGCGTCGCAGCACCAGGAGCCGGGGCGGATTTTCTAAGCGCGAACGCAAACAGAGCAGCACGGGAGGTACTCAATGGCGAGCACCGACGCCAACACGGACCGCGAGCAGGTCATCAGCTCCGCGAAGGTCCCCGCCAATCACTACGGCGATTACAGCTCAAACGGCACCGCCGCGGACCGCTTCCTCGGCCTATCCGGCTGGGCCAAACAGGTCACCAATCTCGGTTTGGCCGGCGTCGTCTGCGCGCTCTTGGCTTACACTCTATACAGCAGCAACCGGCTGCACGAAGAGGCCATCAAGGCCCAGCAGGCCGAGCTGCGCGGCATGCGCGAGGACGCCCGGCAGGCGCACGGCGTTATGGCCGACCTGGTCACCGCGATCAAGGAAGAGCGGGCGAGCACCCGCGAGTTGGCCCGCGCGGTCCGGCAGCTCGCCGACCAGGTCGCGGCCAAGCGGAACAAGGACGAGCCGTAGGAGCCACGTTGGCCGGACAGCGTCGTCCGGGCTTGAGCGCGGCCGGGGCAGGGCCTCACTGCTGCCCCGGCCGTTTCCATGCGCAGCGAGACATGCGCAGCGAGTCGCTCAATGAAACGCGCCAATTTCGTTTGCAATCGCGATGCCGGATTTGGGATAATGGGATCTAGGTGAGGCCCAAGGGGCCGAGGTGCATTCCAAGCGATCCCCTCTCCTCTCTCTCTTCCTCCTCTCAGCCATAGTCGGCTTGGGTCACGTCCCCCGTGCCTCTGCGCAATCGCCGGGGGTCGCCGAATCATCGAGCTTCGATGAGCCGTCCGGGACGAGCCTCTGCGCCGCGACGTCGGCGCAACAGCAAGCCGCTCTGGCCGTCATCCGTATCCCCAGCCACGGTATCAGCGGCTCCGTTGTCGCCACGTCCCCGGGCAAGAGCTACATCCTGACGTGCGCCCACGGGCACTACGGCCGGGATGGCAACGGCCGCGATCTCCGCACCAAGCCGATGGCTTTTGACGTGCCCCACCCGACGCCGGACAAACCGCAGCCGGCCAAGAGCCGCGTGCGCGCGATCGGGCGTCCCGACGATGACGACCTGGTGCTGATCGAGTTTGACGTCGGCCCCCTGCCTTACGTCTGCCCGATCGCCCCGCGCGCGGCAGGCCAGTGCAAGGTCGCCTTATCGGTCGGCTATGACGAAATGAAGTGGCCAATGACCGAGCGGCCGGCCACGGTCCTGACCCGCATGACCGAGACGCGCGAGCGCCCCTGGCACGGCCGCAGCGGCGGGGCGCTTATCAACGAGGCCGGCCACCTGGTCGGCGTCTGCCACGGCTACAGCGGGCCCCGGGCCCGGGACGCGACGCGCGGCGGGACAGGCACCAAGCCGAACTTCGCCGAGGTCGCGCGCGGCGGCGCGGGGATCTACGTCAGCCACGAGACCATCGTCGCCTTCCTCGACCGCAGCGGCTACGGCTGGCTCGCCGGCGGCGACGCTGGCGCACCGCCGCCCAACCGCGCGGAGCCGCGGCAGCTCGGCCCGCAGCAAGCCCCGCAGCGACCTTTGCCGCAGCCGGCACCACAGCGCCGCGCGGCCCCGTCCTGACCGACCAGCGACCTGGCTCAGTCTGAGCCCAAAGGAGTTGTGCGATGAACGATTCCGGCCGCGGCTGGCTCGCCCTGTTCGGCATGTTCGCGCTGGGTCTCATCCTGGGCGCCGGGGCCGTCGGCGGTACGCTCATGGGCTACCGCCTCGGGATCCACGACGAGCGGCAGCGACCGGAAGCGCCCTGTCCGCCTCCGTGGATCATCGGGCCGCAACCGCTTCCCACCCTGCCGCCGCCGATGCTGGGACCAGCTCCGATGCCGGTACCACAACTCCCAATACCGGCCGTCTGCGAGGATCGGCAGCCGGCGAAGCTGAAGGCGACGTGCGACTGCGTCCCTTGCCCGTGCGTGGGAGGGGAATGCGGCTCGCCGGTCTGTCCGGCGCGCGAGAGCGCGCCGCGTGAAATGGCCGAAATCTCCTCTCCAACAAAAGGGGAAACCTGTGCAGTTCCAGAAGCCGACCGCCGAGCAGCTTGCGAACCGTTTCGTCTACCACGCCCCCAAGGGCGACCAGACGGACCGCTACGCCGCCATCCGCGGCGAGTGCCTGAAGCTCGCCGAAAAGATCGTCGAGCTGACGCCGTGCAGCCCGGAACAGGCCCGGGCGCTCAATGCCCTCGACGAGGTGATGTTCCTCTCCAACGCGGCGATCGCCCGCAATGAGTGATGCGGACGCCAAGGCCGAAATGACCATGCGGCGGATCAACACCGCCCACATGCAAGCAACCCATGCGACCGGTACTCCGCAACCCGCTGATCGGCTTTCTGCTGGGCCTGTGCATCGGCCTGGCGGCGTGCATCGAGCCGGTTCGCTTGCTCCGGGAGACGGCGGCCGACGCGCGGCAAATCGTGAGCGATCTTCGATCGATGTTCTTGGGCAACCGCTGAAAGTGAGCGCTCGAATGAACGACCTGAAGCCCGGCTGGAAATCCAGCGAGTCCTACATCGTGCTCATCGGCAAGATCATGGTCTTCGTCGTGAGCATCGGCGTCATCAGCCAGGACAAGGCCAACGAAATCTCTTCGCACCTGGCGACGGCGATCGCCGGCGTGTTCAGCATCGTCGCCCTGTGGCAGATGGCCAGCACGTACATCCAGGCGCGAACGCAGCTCAAGGATACGGCCCTGCTGGCCGCTCCGGCGGCGTCGGCTGCGAGCATCGCCAAGACTGCCGCGGGGGCCGTCTTGCCCTTTCTGTTCGCCGCCCTGGCAATCGGGGCACTGGCAGGTACCGTATCGGCCGAGCCGCCGCGGCCGGCCCCCCACGTGAGCCATACGAGCCTGTTCGGCTGGCGCGAAGCGATCCAGATCCAGGTCCTCCAGCAGCGGATTGCGGCGCTCGAGGCCCAGCGCCAAGCTCCGGCTCCGGCCCCCGCGCAGCCGCCGATCATCATCCAGCAGCCGGCGGCCCCGGCGCCAGTGCCGGCGCCCGCACCGCAGGTGCATATCCTGCTAATCCCCGGCAGTGGTCAGCAACAAGCCGCCCCCCATCTGTCGCCGCCGCTCCAGCAGATCCCGATTGGCGGTCCACCCATGCAGCAGATCCCCATCGGTGGCCCCCCTATGCAGGTGATCCCGATCGGCGGACCGCCCATGCAGGTCATTCCGATCGGCCCTGCTCCGCTCCAGCAGATCCCGATCGGTGGAGCCCCGCGGCAACAAATTGACCCTGGCACGGCGCCCCAGCAGCAGATCCCGCTCACGCCGCCGGGGCAGGTGCGGCCCGACGTCGCTCCGCCGCCCGGCCAGGCCAGACCGCAGCCCCAAACGGTGCCGATGCCCGCGGCCCCGGCCAGCCGGCCACAGCAGTTCGTGCCGGCCTATGCCTTGCGTCGCTGAGCTTAAACTTCAGGACCAATCCGAAAGTTTTCCCCAATGAGGTGAACCGTGGCCGACAAGTATCTCATCAAGGCGATTCTGATCAATGCGGCCTATGAAGGGGCCGTGGCGGTCCTCGACGACGCGCAAGTCGTGGATGGCGTTCCGATGCAGCTCGATTCCCTGATGAAGGATATCGGTCTGCAAAAGAAGGCCGTGCTGGTCTACGAAGAGGCAAAGGTGCAGTACAACGCGCTGCTCCGCGCCTTTCACGATCAGACGGGCATCTGGCCCGATCCGCAATTGCCGGCAACCGGCGCGGTGGGCCCGCTGGCGATCGACAGTGGCAATGCAGCCGTCGCGGCACTCCAGGCCGTATCCGCAGGGTTGTCCAAGGCCGGCATTCCGGCGCCTGCCGTCGGCATCGTCGGCAGCGCACTCCAGCAGGCGATTGCCGCCCTGACCAACCCCGCCGGCGTGTCCGCGCAGCCCGTGCCGGCTCCCGGCGCTGACCTGGCCGGCGCAGCCAAACCCTAATGAGCCGCCGTCACGAATACCCGCCGCCGGCCTGGCCGCCCGACGATCGCTTCGTCCTGCGGCCAGGTTGGCGGTTCTGGCACCTGGTCGCAGTGGCGATCGCCGTCGGCGTTATGGCCCGGCTTTTCATTCGGCAATGACGTGCCCGACGCAGAAGCGTCTTGGGGGTCTGTTGAAGCGGCTCGTGATCAGCTTGATGCTACTCGTCTTCGCGTTCCTGGCGATTCTCGCCGCCGTGCAGATCACCGATACCTATGCCGGCCGGCTGCTGAACTTCAGCGGCCAGCAGTCCCCGGCGGAATGGCCACTGATGGCCGGCGCGCTGGTCATCCCCGGCATCCTGGCTCTGATCTACGCCCTGGTTGTGCTCCTGGATTCCTACTGATCATTCGGTGAACCATGTCCGCGCGTATTGCCACCTCCGCCGTCGTCGCCGCGGCCGCTGCCGTTGCCCTGGCCAGCTTTCAGGACGGCACCCGGTGGCAAGTGGCGTACTCGCCGCATGGGGGATGCACCGAACTGGCCGTCGCCGCGATCGGTGGTGCAAAATGCACCATCCTGGTGCAAGGTTACGGGTTCAGTTCGGCGCCGATCGCCGCAGCGCTGATATCAGCTCACAAGCGCGGCGTGCGTGTGGAATTGCTCCTGGACCAATCGAACCGGACGCAGAAGGCGTCCGAGGCCGGCGCGTGCGCGATTGCGGGCATTCCCGTGTGGATCGACGCGGCTCATCCGATCGCTCACAACAAGATCCTCATGATCGACGGCCACACGGTTCTGACCGGCAGTTTCAACTGGACCGGCCAGGCGGAGGCGAACGCCGAGAACCTGTTGCTCATCGTCAACGCCGCCCTGGCCAAGCGCTACGCCGATAACTGGGAGCACCACAAGGCCCACGCGAAGCCCTGGAGCGAACCGGGGCCATGACGCAGGCCGTCAATCAAATGCTGGGCCTGCTGCTCCTGCTGTTTGTGTTCGCGGACAGCGGATTGCTGCTTTATCTCATCCTCCCCGAAAGGAGCGACACCGTGCCAACCGTCATGCTTCCCGACCCACTCGGCCAGGCGTTCGGCGACGCTATCAGCGCCAAGGCCGACGCCGATACCAAAACGGCCACCAAAGCGACGACGGGCAACGCGCTGGCGCAGGCCCAGGCCGCGGACACCCAGGCCGCCGCCGACCTGGCCGCCGCGACGGATTTGCTCGCGGCCAAGCGCAAGTCGCTCGAACAGGCGATTGAGAACTTTTTCCAGACGGGCAGCTCGCCGACCCCGCCGGCTGCGCCGCCGACTCCCTGAGCAGGCGCCAACCGCTAACGACCGACTCCGCAACGAGGGACCCATCGCCGTGTCCGACCAGCGAGCTACTCTCCGCTCCCGCCCGTGCCGGCACTGCGGCAAGTGCCTGATCCTGCGGCCGCGCGGGCTCTGCTGGACGTGTTACTACGATCCCAAGATTCGGGTGCAGTACCCCACGCGGCGCAACCAGCGCTCGGCCGAGCCGCGGCACGTGCCCGGCGAGTTTGATTTGCTCGGCCGGCGGCCGCTGCCGCCAAAGCCCACGGGGACGCGACCCGGCCGGGAGAAAATCGCCATCCTCGCGCGGCGAGCAAGCCGCAAATTGAGCCTGTGGCATCCGGCCGACGAACCGCTCGATCGCGAGAGCCGGCGCCTGGGCATCGCCTGAGCCGGAAAGGGGACGTCGGTGCGGGCGCGTGTACTCACCGCTGATCGTCTGGCCGGCATCCTTCGCCGGCGACGGCTCTGCGCTGACGCCGGCGAGACGCAGCAGGGCTACTGCCCGCGGTGTGACCGGCCGCTCTATCTCTTCCTGGCCGTCACGGGCCCGTCCTGGACGTGCGGCTGCGGCGGGCCAGAGAAGGACCGGGCAGCCGCGGATGCGATGCAGCTCGAGCTGGCGCGGCGGCGGACGGAAGAGGGACGGCCGAGGCCGCAGAAGAAGCGGAGGGGCGGCAAATGAAGCCCGTGATGGCACCGCGGAGCGAATCATGCCCAGGCTGATCGACTTCGATCCGCAGTGGATCGACACGGCCGACCGCAAGGGACTGGGCCTCAAGCTCAAATGCCCGGCCGGACATTGCGATGGCTGGCTCTGGGTGCTCTTCGCCAATCCTCTTGACGGAGGCCCTGCCTGGGAAGGTGACTGCTTCGCGCTGATGTTCGATTTCTACGAAGCCACACGGGACGAGCAGAGGGATGGCCCGGTTCGCGATCGGCCCTGCGGCAAGGCCAGGTGGAACCGGACGGGCGACGTGTTCGAGACACTCTCGCTTTCGCCGTCTGTCAACGCGCATCAGTGCGGGCACTTCACCGTGACGAACGGATGTTGGTGATGAGCATCGCGATCTACTACCTGAAGCTCCTCCCGCAAATCCGCGACGCCGCCTACGCGTGCGGCTACGCCATCGGCATCCACGGCAGCATGACGCGCGACTTCGACCTCATCGCCGCGCCCTGGACCGAAACAGCGAAGCCGGCCGAGGACCTGGTGGAGGCCGTCCGGGCAGCCGTCGGCGGGCACATCATCCCGAATGGAACACCCGGCGGGCGCTGGGACAGGACGGCCGAGAAATTCGTCCCCGCCGTGGTCGAGAACCCGCAAGCGAAACCCCACGGCCGGCTGGGCTGGGCCATCCAGATCGGCGCCGGTGCGTACCTGGACCTGAGCGTGATGCCGAGGGCCCCACTATGTGGCACGCCATCCTCATCCTCCTGATCCTCTCGCCGACCGAACCCACCGTGCCGACGTCGGCCCCGCCCGAAGCGTGGCAGGCGCTCAAGGAGATCGCCCTGGCCGCGGAGATCGTCGGTCCTCACGAGAATTGGGCCGCCGACTTCTGCTCTGAGCTGCGCTACGTCCGCCGGCATTACGCCTACCTGCGGCACGCGCCACCCTTGGCCGACGCCTCTTGGCTACCGCCCGCAAGCATCACCCGCGAGCTGGTCATCTTCAACGACCAGCATCAGGAGTATCTCCGCATCCAGGCCGTCATCTACCCGTCGAGGGCGGACCAGCTCGACGACATGCTGTACGAGGCCAAGCGCCTGAACTGCCTGTGGGAAGCCGTCCGCAAGGCCAGCTCGCCGACGGATTCCTGGGTCAGCCGCCGCCGCATGCTCGGCCGCATCCGCGAAGAAATCGGCGACGACGCCTATCGTCGCGGCCTGCTGCCCCCCCCGTTCCTCTATCGCATTTCACGCCCATCGTCCGTGACTGAGGCCAGCACCATGCCCCTCGCGCACGACCGATCTCTGAATCGGGCCTGGGTCGTCTGGGTGCGTCAGCCGGGCAACGGGCCGCCGCGCATCTGGGAGCCTGTGAAATCGTTCGACGACGACGTAGACGCCCACCGCTGGCTGGCCAACTACCTGATCACCAGCAACCGGGCCAAGTGCGGAATCAGCGGGCTTGTGCTAGAGCAGGGGCAGCGGCCGTACGGCACCGAAGAGCGGCCGCCGGCAGAAGCGTAAAGTGCCAAGTAGATACTTTCCGCGCACTAGCCACTTCCTATATACTGGCCCCTCAGCCTCTTCTCTGTTCCGGCCCCGTCGTGGCACCTGCTGCGGCGGGGTTTTCGCATTTCTCCTCAAAAGCGAAATCGCGCCTAAAGTCCGCCGCGGCGCCGGGTCATTATCCAGTGGCAGCGCGGCCCACGTCGGGCCGCCCCTTTCCTCGCTGGAGAATCGACCATGTCCCTCGAACAGCAAGAGCAGCTCTTGGACGCCGAAGACGACGCCATCGCCGCCCTGGCCGCGATCTTCGTGGGCCCGCACCCGCCGGCCGACGCATCGATGGATGAGCAGCTCGCCTATGCCGACGCCGTCCTTGACGCCGTGCTCCCTGATGGTCCCGGCAGTGGAGATCCCGAGGCAAGCCGCCGGCGCTGGGAGGAACTGGCCGCCCGTCGCGAAAAAGGGACCGAGGGCCTCCGTGCCCCCGGTTGATCCCGGTCAGTCGCGGTTCCAGTGCTCGAACCAGCTCACCCGCAGCTCCGTGCGGATTTGGCTGATGCGTCCCTCCGTGAGAGCGTACTTTTCCGCGATGGCCTTCGCCCGCATCCCGTGGACAAGGTCCAGGGCGATGCGGCGTCGCTGCGGCGGAAGCGTGCTCAGCCAGAGCTCATATTCTTCCGCCACCTCGGCGGCATACTCCAGGGGGATGCCCCGGTCAGCCACCTCGCCCATCCCGGCCCCGGACACCGCATGGTCCAGTGCGTCCGGGCCACCCTGCATCCGTCGCGGCCGTGAGCCGGGTAGTTGCCGGTTCCCGGCCGCCATCAGGATGGCCGTCTGCACCACCCGCCACGGCTCACAAGGCTTGCCTTCGCGCGTCCAGCGCTCCAGCTTGTACCAGGCCCAGTCTTCGGCCAGTCGGAAGCGATCCTCCCAGTCGCGGAAGCCCCGCAACCGATTCACACAGGAACCGCGAAGGGCGGGAAGGATCAAGGCGACGTACAGCTCGTGCAGGTCCATGACAGACCTCCTCAAAGAGTGGGGTGCGTTTGTCCTGTTCACCCGACTCCTCACTGGCTCACGGGCCGCCGTCTCAGGCTTGGCGGGAAGTACCGAATTGTCACAGAGCAACCGTCCTCAGTAAGGACACTGAAATATAACCTAAAAGGGATATACAAGCAAGCGGATTTCAAAGAAAATCTGCGAATTTTCCGGGTTGCCATATCCGCAAAAGGATAGTACAGATAGGAGAGAGGAAAGGGGGCGACATGGCAGGCAAGAAAAAACCGCCGTCATTCGGCGAGCGATTGCGAGAGCTGCGGGAAGCCGAGGGGCTGACACAGCAGGAGCTGGCCGATCGTGCCGGCCTGACATTGCAGCGCGTGTTCAAGATCGAGCAGGGGCAGTCCGAAGATCCACGGTGGAGCACCGTGCTGAAGCTCGCCGCTGGCCTCGGGGTGTCGGTGGGCAAATTTGCCGGCGAGCTGTGCGAGGATTACAAATAGCCTCAGTGAGGTGGTGCGACTGACACGCAATCAAAGGAAGTGGAATCGTCATGAAGGCGAAGGTCGTTTCGTTCACCGTGACGGTGTCGCCACGGGCCATGCGGGCGTTAGTGAAGCTCCAAACGCTGGCCGGCTGCCGCACCCTGGAGGAAACGCTCGCCAAAGCGCTGGCCGTGCTTCAATCCCAGGAGCGGCGCAAGAAGGCGTTCTACGGCCGCCGTGCCTAGCTCGGGTTCCCACAAGGTTCCCACGATTCGGCTGGATTGAAGCGTGAATCCCTGCTACAGTCCTCGCCGATTGCGAAACCGGCCGATTTTGACATGCAGCAAACCGGCTAATTTACAGCATTTCGGCCTCATCCCTGCGGCGAACGGACGACTGCCTTGCCTCTTAATCAGCGGGTTGTAGGTTCGAGTCCTACAGGGGGCACTCCAGAAGTCACGTCAGGCCAAGGGCTTGTCCCTACCGCCGCCCAGCCGGCGCGTGGCCTTCACCGCAGGTTAACACGGAAGGTTCCCACGATTCGGGACCGTCGCGTTCCTGCGGCATGGAGGCCACAGTCATGCGCCGTCGCCAGCGCCCCCTTCCCTATTACGAGTACACCGACCGCCACGGCGAACGCCGCGCGCGAACGCGCATTCCGCTCGGCAACGGCAAGTACCGCGAGGTGCAGCTCGGTATCTTCGGCTCCCCCGAAAGCCTGGCCAAGCACCGGCAACTCCAGGAGAAGTGGGAGCTGTCCCCGCAGCAGGGTACCGGATCAGCCGGGCCGCTGGCCGTCCGCGACCTGGTCGCCACATTCCTGGAGTACGCCGAGCAGCACTACCGCGACGCCGACGGCCGGCCGACATCTGAATTTCGCTGTTACGTCGAGGGGGTGCGGCCGCTGCTCCGCTTGCACGGCGCCACGCCAGCGCGCGACTTTGGGCCGGTCGCACTCAAGGCCGTGCGTGGGGTGATGATCGAGGAAGGCTGGGCCCGCAAGACGATCAACCAGCACGTGGGTCGTATCCGCCGCATCTGGAAATGGGGCGTCGCCGAGCAGCTCGTCCCCGCGGCCGTGTGGCAGGCGCTGCTTTCCCTGTCCGGGCTCCAGCAAGGGCGGACCAAGGCGCCGGACTATCCCGACGTCGCTCCGCCGCCGATCGCGGCGGTGAAGGCCGCTTATCGCAAGCTCTCCCCGCCGCTCCGCGCGATGGTCCACGTCCAGGTCCTGACCGGGATGAGACCGCAAGACGTCTGCCGCCTCAATGGCGCCGAGATCGATCGCCCCGGCCTGGTCGTGGACGGCGTCGCCATCTGGGTGTTCCGGCCGCGCCGGCACAAGACCGCCTGGCGCGGCCACACGAAGGCCGTCGCGATCGGACCGCGGGCCCAGCGCATTCTCCAGCCGTTCCTGGCAATGGCCGGCGACGGCTATCTCTTCCGGCCAGCTCGAGCGGGAAGCAAGCCGTACGACTCCCACAGCTACGCTCACCGCGTGCGCGACGCCTGCCGGCGCGCAAAGTGCGCACACTGGAGTCCCGGTCAGCTGCGCCATGCGGCGGCGACGGCGATCCAGCACGAGGCGGGGCTGGATGCCGCCCGGGCCGTCCTGGGGCACCGGGACGCGCAAACCACTACGATTTACGCGGAACGCGATTTGAAGCAGGCGGCCGCCGTCGCCCGCCGAATCGGATAATCGCTACCAACCTACCAACTCGCCTAACCGGAAAGGTCCAATAGCCGACAGCAACCGCGCGGCAGGAGCCCTCAGCGCTCCGGCCGCGTTTTTTATTGCGCTAAGGTGTATGAGTCATGTTCACCGACCGCCTGGCCGATCCCACGTTGCGGGAAAAGGCCCTCGCTGCGCTGCAAACCTTCCTTGTCGGGCTCGACGAAGAGAAGGTGCCGTACACCGGACACACCTTCGCCCTGCTGCTGGGCGAGCTGGAAGTCTTCCTCACCATCGCCCGCCGCCGCATCGCGCCAAACAACGCGCAGGCCAGCGCGGCGAATCCCCCGCCATCTACTCCCATCTTCGCGGCCCCGGCCGAACCGCCAAGCGCACCGGCACCCAACCTTCTGCCGCCGCTCAACGCCATCGAGCAGGCCGTGCTGGCGGCGGCCTGCACGGAGCAGTCCACGCCGATCCCCAAGCTGACCGAGCGCGCGGGGTATTGCATCGGCCGGGTCCGTGAAGCGGTGGCGCGACTGTCGAGCTATTCGCCGCCCTTCGTGGTGCGCACGGGCCGCGGCATCCGCCGCACGGAGCAAGGTGAGATGCTCTCGCGCATTCTGGAGGAACGCGATCGCGCTGGTTAGCGCGATTTCGCGCCGCGATCGACGCCGTCCGCAGTGGAGGAACGACGCGTAGATTTAGGCATGGACGCGACACGCACCGAAACACGGCCCTATCCGACCGATCCCATCAAGCCGAGCAAGGCAGCCAAACTGCTCGGGGTCCACCCGTCGCAGATCTATCGCTGGATGAATGCCGGACGTCTCGACTGGTGGGAGCTGCCGGGCGGGCGCCGCCGGCTGAGCCTGGCCGATGTGCTGGCGCTACCGAAACAGGGGCGGCCAAAGCCAACAGAGGTGAAGGTCGGGATCTTGCCGGGCCGCGGCGACACGGAGCGGACGTTGAAACGATTAGGCCTGGATTGTGGGGGCGGCCCAGGCGCGCGTACGTGAGCTGTCAGTCGGCCTTGCGGCGGGGCTTACGCTTGGCGGGTTTTTCAGGCTCGGCTTCATCGGCGGGTGGGTCGAATGCAGAGAGCGAGACACCAAGAACCTTGGCGATCGCTAGGAGAATATCGAAACCTGGTTCGCCACGCCCGCCTTCGTAGCGCTGCACGGCTGCGAGGGAAACGCCGGCATCATTGGCCAGCTTTTGCTGTGTAAAGCCGGCCTTCTCTCGGATCGCTTTGAGCCGCGGCCCGAACCAATCGGTGGCCATCGTGGAATTTTCGCTCATGTCATGCATGATACGTCAAAAATTACGCTTAGTCAATATCGGCCAGCAATCCGCAGCAACTTGAATAATTCCTAACGGAAGACTTGACACCTAATATCTGACGTGTTATATAATAGATTAGTGCGATGGGGCAGAGCACTTCACCAAAAACTAAGCCCCCAGCCAACTGCTCGGCGTCCACCCGTCGCAGATCTATCGCTGGATGAATGCCGGGCGCCTCGACTGGTGGGAGCTGCCGGGCGGCCACCGCCGGCTGAGCCTGGCCGAAGTGCTGGCGCTACCGAAGCAGGGGCGGCCAAAGCCTACAGAGGCGAAGGCCGAGATTCTGCCGGGCCGCGGCGACACCGAGCGGACATTGAAACGATTAGGTCTGGATTGTGGGGGCGGTGCAGGCGCGCGTAAGTGAGGTCAGTGGGGCGCACGGGGAGCCCAGGCAACTTCTTGATGCCGTCGCTGGTCTTTGCGGCGAGCACCCGCCGAGCCGCCAGTCGCGGGCGATTTTGCCGCACTCAGGGCAACGCGTCTCGGAGAGACGAACCCAGAAGCGAGGGACGGCCGATTCCCACGCATGGCCGTCGCGACATTGGAAGCGGATCGTTTGCACCAGCATGAGGGTCAGTCGGGCTTGCGGCGGGGCTTACGCTTCTTCGGTTTCGGCTTCGGCACCTCGGTTGATGGGTCGAAGGCCGAAAGTGGGACGCCGAGGGCCTCAGCCAGGGCGAGCACTGTTTCAAAGCCGGGTACCCGATGGCCATTTTCGATTTGAGCAATCGACCATTGGGTAAGGCCGGCCTTGTCGGCAAGCTCTTGCTGCGTCATGCCGGCGCCCTTCCTGACCGCCAGCAGCCGGTTCCCGAAGTAATCGGCTCGCGCCATTGTCTCGGCGTCCATGCCCAGAAGTATAGTAGCAACTGCCAATGCCGTCAATGTGTATCGGCACGGGCGGCGAGGAACTTGACGGAAAATTATTATTTGCAGTTGACAATATTAGCAACTGCCACTAAGCTAGGTTCAGTGCGATGGGGCAGAGCACTTCACCAAAAACTAAGCCCCCAGCCGGCCGAGAGCTAAATCACGGCAACGCATGGGCAGCCGGAGCGAGACACGGCAGCTAGCGAGGCCCGCCACGGCGAAACGGTGGCTGGGGCGTTCGGGCCTTTACCGGCACCCAGGAGCCCATCATGGATCAGCTCAAAGCTCCCCGCGATCTCATGCAAGCCATTGCCCGCTGCCGCAGCGAGTCTCGCGGGGCCTTTGGTGAAAAGATCGATCGTATCGAGGCGCTGAACAACCTGCCGACGGCAGCCGCGCGAATCGAGCAGGCGGCCGCGGATGCCGGCCGGACCTCGCTCCTGGAGGACCTGGTCTCCGGCATGTGCGATGCGGTCACTGCCCTGCGGCTGATTAACTCGCCCAGCCAGTTCATCGCCCAGGCCGCCATCGTGTGGCTGAACCGAGCCAACCCTGCCGAGCTGACCAAGCCCTGCCCGTGGCAGCTCGACGGTATCGCCGAGATGCTCCGCAAGCTGGCTTCCAAGAAGGGCGAATCCATCGAGCCCACGAAGTAACGGAGAATGGCATGGTGTGGCCAGGTTAGGCGTGATTAGGCAAGGCTGGCTCTGGTCCGATGCGGCCTTGGTTTGGTCCGACGCGGCTGGATGTGGCCCGGCATGGCGGGGCCAGGTTAGGTCAGGTTTGGCTGGGCGCGGCAAGGCGCTGGCGTGGTTGGGCTAGACGGGGATAGGCCTGGCTCGGCGAGGCACAGTTTTGGTCCGCCTTGGAGTGGATAGGCACGACGCGGCCGGGTGGTGTTCGTCATGGCATGGTGGGGTTCATGTGGAAGGAGAAACTTATGGTATCTGCTCGAACGGCAGCAATCGGTGGTGAAGCACCAACTAACGGCGCCCTCGACACGATCGAATTTTCCAAGCCCTACACCGCGACGTTCCGCTTGCAGGGCGTGGCGGACCTTTTGTTTCACCGGTGGAACGTGGAGGAGGTCGAAGCGAAGGCCGGTGCTGCAAAGGGCAGCAAGGCCCGGAAGAGCGATAACATTGAGTCCTACGTCTTCCGCGACGACGCCGGCAAGATTTGCATTCCCGGCGAGTACGTCCGCCAATCCGTCATCCACGCAGCGAAGTTCCGGCAGGACCCGCGATCGCCCCGCAAGTCCGCGATGGACCTTTACAAAGCTGGCGTCGTCAGCCTGACCCAGTTCAGCTCTCTCGGCATTGACAAGTGGGATTATGAGCACAAGTGCCGCGTCACCGTTCAGCGGAACGGCATCACCCGCACGAGGCCAGCGATCAAGGCCGGCTGGAAAGCCGAATTCCAATTACTTGTCCTCCTGCCCGAATACATTCGCCCGGCTGACCTCCAGGACGTACTCACAAACGCCGGGCGACTCGTGGGCCTGGCCGACTTCCGCCCCACCTATGGCCGTTTTCTCATCACCAACTTTGACGCGGAGATCGAAAGCTAATCACGCCCCGCGGCCGGCCGCGCGTGCGGCACCTACCAACGGCCGCGGGGCATTCTTCTGGAGGCGACCATGCCAACGCTCATCGACATCGGCAACGAGATGCAGGCCCTGATGGCCCTGCTCAACGAGACGGACGGCGAGTTAAATCCGGAAACGGAGAAGGCGCTCGATGCCTTCTTCGCGGAGATCTCCGCCGACCAGAACGCCAAGGTGGATGGATACTGTGCCCTTGTGAGGCAGGAGGAGCTGCTGGCCGCGGCCCGGCGCTCCGAGGTCGAGCGCCTCCAGAAGCGCGTGGCCGTGGGCGAGAACTTTGCCAAGCACTTGAAGCAGCGCCTGAAGGATTACATGGAGCGCACCGGCCAGGCGAAGATCGAGACCCGCCGATACAAGGTCAGCGTCGCGGGCAACGGCGGCAAGCTGCCGGTCAACGTCAGCACGCCGCCCGATCAGTTGCCTCCGGAGTTTCAGCGACAGCGCATCGAGGCGGACACGGACAAAATCCGCGCTGCCCTGGAGGCCGGCCAGGCGGTGCCCGGCGCGCGGTTGGAATCCAGAGGCACGCACCTCCGCATAACCTGAGCCACGCGCGAGCATCCCTGGACAGCGCCCCAGATCGGAATGGTCTCCGTGAGGCTTCGGCCGCAGGGGCGGACCACGCCAGGGTATCCAGCAGCCGCCAGCTCCTGGGGTCACACCGCCCCGGGGCCCTGCTGAGTAGAAAGCGGCGGGACTTCTCGGGTGGAGAGTAACCCGGCATTTTCGATCAGCAAGGGACCGGGAAGGACCCCGCTCGCTGAGGTGAGCGGACGATGCCTGATGAGCAACGAGCGAAGCAAAGACCCCGACTATTCAATCGTCAGGAAGTCGCCGACATGCTTCGCGTTTCGCTTCGGTACCTGGACACCCTCATGGAACGCCAGATCCTGGCCGACCCGGTAGAGGCGGCTGGCCCAAAATGGACGGAGAACGACATCGATCAGGCGATTCGTAATCTCGAAATCGAACGCGAGGAGAAAAAAACTTCCCGCGTAAAAGCGCACCCGAGCGCACCCGAGCGCACCCGAGCGCATACGCGGGCAAAGCCCGAAACGCCGGGAAATCAAGCTTGAACACGGATTTTCCGCCGCTAGTCTTGGCCTGAGCCGAGCCGTCCGCTCGGCCGGAGGAGAGCCCAATGAAAATTCGCGTCGAGAAGAAGAGCGAAACGGTGAACGTGCTCTTGGACGCGGGAGCAGGCAATCGGCCAATGAAGCTGACGCTCACCGCGGGCGAGCTGAAAGGCCTCCGCGCGCTCCTCGACGTGGCCCTGAATGCCGAGTCGTTCTCTTTCGAGTACGAAGCCGGCAAGGGATGAGCTTGGCCCGGCCCGAAGCGGCGGCTCCTGATGCGCGACAGTCGCCGTGGACGGCCGGGCCTTTTCGAGATTGCAGGCGACTCCAGCTCGCGTGAGCTGGGGACCGGTGAAACGCACCCTGGCCGTTTTGTGCAGCGGTCGGGGTGCTCTGGGTGGGAAGCTCAGCATGGCAGAGCACCGGCTGTGAGAGCAGCCGAAGGATGAGGTTTCGATCACCTCCCCACCCTCCAGGGAGCGAAGCTGCTGGGTAGCAGCACGAATCTGCACCGGAGGTTGGCCCCTTCGATACCGTTTCCCGGCCGGCGTGCCGTGCAGAGCTTTTCGCCGGCAGAGAGTTCGAGTCTCTCCGCTCCCACTGGCTTCGCGGATCAGCTACGACGATCCGCTGGCCCGTCCTCGGTTTGGCCCGACGTTAAACGGTCCCCCTCCTGCCGGTGAGAGGTTAAACGCCGGCCCGGACAATCGCCCCGCAACACAACCCTGATTGACGGGAACGGAAGTACGTGCGCCCGCACTGCGCTATCGGTGCGCGCCTGGAGTCAGCCGTGAAGCCGCGCTTTTGCAAGCTCTGCCATTTCCGCCTCTCGGCCACCGACATTCGCGCCGGCCGCCGTTACTGCCGCGGCCACGAGCCGGAGGCGAAAGATCGGCCGCGCTACGGCACCGCCGAAGAGCTGATACGCGAGCCGGAGAAGCGGACCGATCGTCAGGGCGAAAGGTGCTGAGCCATGGAAAAGCCCGCCGTGCCGCGCGAGCCGCCCGTCGTCGTCGTCACCGTCGAGATCGACGACGAATGCTACCGCCTGGCGCGGGCGCCGACCGCCGACGGCCGGACCTGGCGGCTGCGCAAGCTCGAGGGGCAGCGCGAAGGAGCGGTCTACGAGATCCGCGAGTACGCCGACGGCTACCAGCGCTGCACCTGCATGGACGCGAAGTTCCGCGGCCGGGCCTGCAAGCACCTGCTCGCGATGCGGCAGATGGGCGCACTCCCCGAGCCGCCGCCGCGGCCGGCGCCCAGCCGCCCGGCCATCGGCTCGCGGCCGGAGATCCACGAGGAGAGATGAACATGGACCTGCGAACCCAGCTCCTGGCCGACGGCTACTCCGCTACCCCCCCCCCCCCCCCCCCCCCCCCGCCCGCCCCACCCCGCCCCCGCCCCCCCGCGGGGGGGGACCGGGGGCGGCGG